TCTGGATAATGTCAGACATAAGGAGCATCGACACGGCAGCGAGTACCCTCACAGTGCCGCGCAACCGTGTCACGGGTGTTCCCACGACCAACTTAGGCAACCTAGCTAAGCCCCTCACCTATGATCCGGTTGGCGGTAGGGGTGTGGAATTTAAGTCTGGCGGGACGGTTGGATACTTCTCAACTGACGTAACGACTCCAGCTTCATCCGTCACCGTCTTCTGCATTCGAGCCGATCTTGGAGCGAATATACGAAGCATGTTTGGAACGTCCTCCAACTCGGGGCTCGGGACTTACGCTCCCTTTAATGACGGCACGATCTATTGGGATTTCGGTGGTAACGGCGGATCGAACCGAATCACCTGGGGTGGTTACTCTTCAAGCAGGGCAGTCCAGTTCTGGACCTTTGTGGCTGGAACAAAGGGCAACGCGATCTACATGAACGGGGTACAACGTGCGGTTGCAACCAGCGCCATCACGTCCACCCCGGCTGCTTTTAGGATATGCGGTGGTTATGAAGGCAACAACAATGAATGCCACATGTACGCCATTGGAATCTCTAATCGAGAATGGTCCGCAGAAGAAGTGGCCGCGTGGTATCGTGATCCTTACGGCATGTTCTTTCCTGAACCTTCTCCGCTCACATACTCATACCAGATAGTTGCCGGTGGTGGGGGTGGTGGTGGTGCAAAGTTTTCGTATATCTGGTTAGGCGACTAATTTCACAAGGAGAACTAAATGGCATCTACCCTCGGGATAGCCACCAAAGCAGCAAAGAACGCTGTCCAGCCTGGAGCGTCAAAGTCTAGCTCGGCAACCACATACTCCGATCCTACGCTTGCCAGCACCATCGCGCAGTCAGGCGCAGCGAACACACAGAACGCTTCTGCGAATCTGATGGACTTGCTTGGCAACCCTACGGCTAATTCTGCTTATCAGACTACGTTGCAGGGTATGCTGGCGGACATGCAGCCTTCCATCGATCAGGGCTACTCCGATCTGTCCGATGCATTTCGTAGGGCTGGCGCACAGCAGAGCGGAGCCTACGGTACGTCGCTTGCGCAGTATGCAACTGGTGTGGAGCGCAATCAGCTTGGAGCAGCGGCGGACGCCATGAAAGCAATTCTCCCGTCCCTAGTGTCAGGGTATAGTGGCATGGCTACGCAGAGCCCTTCGCTCCTAGAAGCATTGAAGCTCGGCAGTTCCACCAGCGCGTCACAGGCCTACGATCCTAACGCGGACAAACAAGAGCCCGGTCCTGGACAAGGACAGCGCTCTCTCACGGGGTTTAGCTCGGGCACGTTGCAATCGAAAACGTCCTACTAAAGGAAGATAGATGGATACACTGCAAGAGCTTCTAGCGAACATTAACAACCAGCAGGCTACTCAGCCCACGCCTGACAATCTGGAAACTCTCACAAGCCTTATCCGTCAGAACATGACGGCGGGCCTTGGGATTGGGCCTACCGGGAATGTGGGCTTCTTTAATCCTGAAGGCGGGAACGCTGCTAAGGCTCTCGGCTACGCCGGCCCTTTGAGAGAGAGCGACAAGCCCTCTATTAACGCCGAGGCCGACATCCCTGTCTACAACGGGGCCTCTATATCCCCTCAGACCATGCAGGCCCGCATTGAGGCCGGTGGGCCGTTCCGTGGGGTAGTGCCAGACGAGAAGGCTCAACAGCTTTCCCAGGGCATCTCTGCGCTGGCTAAGTCGGGGGCTCCCGCGGCTGTGCAGGGCGATGTGGTGCAGGGTATCCTGAACAAGTTTGGCCTCGGAGAGGCAAGCCCCTACTCGAAAGCCTACGACATAGCACGTGGCAAGGCCATGGGAGAAGCTTCCGTTGCAGGCACCAATAAGAAGGGTGTGAATGATGTTTTCTCGGCAGCGGGCAAGCCCGAGTTCTTTGAGGCGATAGCTAAGGCTTCAGCCGAAGGCAGGCTCACTCCTACGCAGGAAGCCTCTGCACAGCGGCTCCATGACCAGCGCGTAAAGACAGCCACTCCGGACCAGAAGATGGCGCTAAGCTACGAAAACTCAGTGGGCTCGTTAAAGCGTCTTGAGCGCCTCGGAGAGAGATACGACAAAGCCATAGAGGGCAAGGGTGATCTGTCTCAAAGCCTGAAGCTGTCGTTTGCTCGTAATGCAAACATGGCAACCTTTCTTTCTCCTGATGGCCCTAAGCTTCCGATAGTGAAAAACCTAACGGATGATGAAGTGAAGTTTGTTACAGAACTAAACTCCATGCTTATCGGCATGAGACAGATGTACGACGACAACCGCATGAGCGACCAGGACGTGCAGAATTTCTTGAGAGCGTTGGGTGATCCTAAGACGGGTCCTCAGATGTTCAAGGCTCAGCTGGACGCCACAGGCAACACCATTTACGACAGAGGGGATGCTATTCGCTCTGCCTTCAAAGCAACGAGAAAGAACATGGAAGGATTGTCTCCGCTCGAATGGAAGGGACGATCCCCCGCTAAACCCGCCAAGAGCGGAGCCAGCAACGGTGAGTGGACCGTTGTTCAGGAGTAGTCGATGGCAACATACCGTGTCACGAGCCCGGAGGGTATAACCTACCGGGTGGAGGGTCCTGATGGCGCTTCTCAAGAGGAAGTGCTTAATCAGATCAAGGCTTACAAGCAAAGCTCTACCCCGAAACAAGAGAGCTATGTGCAGCCGGGTAATGTAGATGCCGCTCGGAAGAAGCTTGGCGTTCAAGGGAACGTCATAGAAGGCTTCAAGAACGATCTCCCCGAAAACCAAGTGCGCGAGCGCCTTGGCATCATCAACGAAGCGGCAAGTGGCATTGGTCAGACAATCGGGAATATCGCCAACGTAGCGAATCCAGAAGCCTACCAGGGTGTGGTGGACAACCCCATCGTGGGGGCTGGCCTGGGAGCCCTACGCGCAGCTTCTAGCCCCATGGCTCCAGCCGCCAACCTATCCGCGCGGATCGGTGAAGACATGTCCAGCGGCTTGCAGAAGCTTGGCTTCGAGAAGGCCGCGGACGTGGTGGGCGCACTAGGTATGTCCACAGCGGACGTGCTCACGCCGTTCTCCGGAGCCGGCTATGTCAGGAACATGGTGAAGGGCATCAAGGGAACACCAGCAGGAGAGCGTCTACTGAAGTCGTCCCGCATGCGGGCGAAGGAAGCCGAGGAAGCTCTTGTACAGACAGAGAAGGCCGGCGCTGAAAAGCTTACGAAGATTCAGCAGGAAATTGCGCAAGGCAAGCGGTATGTCGAAGAGATCGCGGACGAGCAAAAGGCAACGATCCCTACAGCCCAGGAGCTAAAGGCGAAGTTTGCGAAGGATGCTCCGCTCGGTAAGGAAGCTGGAGAGTCGTGGCAAGAGGGGTACATGAGCAAGTTGGGCGCAGAGAAGAAGCGCTTCAACGCCGGGTATGAGGACAAGCTCATGCGTGGATCGCAGATCGAAGCCGTACCCGAAGGCTACGCTGCCGCAGGCGGTAAGATACGCGAGGCAATGGGCGTCACAGGCCGGCCTAGCATGGGCGCTGCCGAAGGCGTAGCCAAGAAGATTCAGTCTTCTATCGACATGGATGCCTTCGAGCAGAATCAATATCAGGCTCTACGGAAACAGTTCCGGGAAGCCGATCCTAGCGACAAGGACCGCGTCAAGGGAATCATTGACGAGTATATCAAGAACAACGATCTTCCTGAATTGCCTACGGTGCGCGATCTTATCTTCGAGCGCCAGCGCCTCAAAGCAGGGCAGCGGGCCGCAAGCGGCGACTACGCGAAGAGTCAGTTTGGCAAGCTTATCGGTGGGCTCAACGAAGACATTGCGAAGGCTGATGCTACGTTAGCAAAGGACCTGTTCGCTCTGGACAATGCCTATAAGAACGAGTTTATCCCATACTTCGGCAAGGGCTCGCTCACACGGGCAATCAGCGAAGGCGATCCAGCGGCAGTGGTGGACCGTATATTCCAGCCCACGTTGACAGGCGGGCGTGTCGGTACGAAGAGTAGAGCCGAGGAAGCCATCACGAAAGCACGCGAGCTTATCCCTAACGAAAAGCAATGGGAAGGCGTGAAGAAAGCTTTCACAAACAAGTTGATTGAGAACTCCATGGAAGGTGGGGTGTTGAATCAGAAGAAGCTCGTGAAGGAATGGGGAAAGTATCTCGATCCCGCGGGCAGCAACAACGCCGTGCTCCGCAAAGGGCTTGGAGAGCGCGACTTCCAAAGCATGCAGAGCGTCATCAACCAGCTTCAGCGCTCAACACCCGAGTCGATTGATGCCTATGCGAAGCAACTCACCAAGGGGCTCGAACAGTCAGGTAAGGTGTCGGCTAAGACGGCGGAAGCCGCTACGAAAGTGACACGTGACAAGCTTGTGGCAAAGATCGCAAAGGAGACAGGCGCTGACACAGAGACAGTGACGAAGCGTTTACAGAGCATCGGCTCTGGTGTGTTCGTGTCTGGCTTAATGCGCGGCGCAACCACCACCATGCTGCAAGGCGGCGGGCTCGTCGTGGGCTCACAGGCCATCGGAGCGCTGCTCGGCACTGTCAAGGGACGCAACGTGTTCAAGGCAATGCTCCGGTCGGCACCGGGCACGTCGCAACGCGCGGCGCACGCAAGGGTGATACAGCAATTGATTGGAGAGCATGGAGAGGAAGACGATGGCTAGAAGGAACACGTTACAAGAAGACGCCGTACTGGTGGGGCTCAACGAGATCAAAGAGATCATATCCCGACACACGGAAGCCGATGATCGCAACTTCACAGCGCTTCGCACATTGCTCGAAGGTAACGACACTGCGTTGGGAATGAAGATAAGGCTGGACCGCCTGGAGCAACTCCAAGCGGCCCGCCTAAAGCAGGTGGGGTATTTGTGGTCGGCTATCGGGGCGTTGGCCGTAGGAGCGGCTCTGAAGCTTTGGTTGGGTTGAGCCGGCGAAGCTCGTCAAGAGCATTCTCGGTGCGCTCCAGATCGACACGTAGCTGCTCTGTGCGGTGGCACAGCTTGTCGAAGGCGTATCTGTAAGCAGCCTCTTTCGTCTCGTGGACTAGATCAAGCGGGAGATAGGTGCGGTAGTCGAACACGTGGTCAGTGTAAGCAAGCTTGTATCGAGTCTTCTGCTTGATGGCTCTCGCCGTGTGAAGCATCATCGGACCTTCACCGAATCTGTCACGTGCGTATCTGTAAATCTTCATAACACCCTCCTCATTTTCCAGGATCGCCGCTTGGCGTAAGCCTTTGCTCGCGCCAGCGGCCACCCCTCCATGTACTCCACTATCGGAGCAGTGATCACCACTTCTTCACGATCCATTCGGATGATCAACCCCACGTTAAAGTAGTTGGAGTCAATTTCCCATAGCTGCCAGTTTCGCTTTTTTGATGATCTCAAGTGGATCACTCTCCCCCACCCACACAAGGTCTTTGGGTGCTTCGAATCCATCCCCCACACTTTCATTCGATTCGGTCACAGCCCAATTCTCCTCTTTCTCAAGCTCCTCAAAAGCCTTCACGAATATCGATAGCTGATGCACCATGGCCTTGATGTAAAGCTCGTCAACCCGGTGGCGGCGAGCCGCCTCTTCGAGCCGTGTGCGACGCCGGAAGCGTCGCGCCCCTGGGAGCCCTAAGCTCCTGTATTGATTGAGGAATTGCCTCACGGATCGTTTCTTCGGTTCTGCAACGATATTAGCTTCTTCAATGATTTCAGACACTTACGTTCTCCTCCTTCGATTTAAGGCCTAGCGCTTAAATAAGCAAGGGGTAAGCCTACCCCAAGGCCGCTGCGTTGATCCTGGGGCAACGTGGGGGCTCAGGCGATCACAATACAGCGGTCGCTACGGTCGATTTTGCTCAGGTTTTGCTGTCCGGGCACCTGGGCCACCACTTGGCCGCTGTCCAGCACGTCCCATACGGTGGCCTGTTTGAGCTTCATCATGGAGCCCTTGCGCACCGGGAACACGATCACAGCGCCAAGCTGAATGGCACGGCCGAGAAAGTCAACCACTTGTGTGTCGCTCATATCGTCTCCTTTTTGTACTCACTGTAGAGTTTGTCGAGGCTTGCGTTCAGCTTGCTGTCGTAGAGCGCTGCTCGCGCATTTATCTCCTCGGTCATGCGTTGCGAGACATACTCCGCTCCGTTGATGTTGAACATCACAGCTGCCGCATGGTCTTCATCCCTGTCACCCTCGATCCACTGTAGGAAGTGGCGTAGGGCTGATTCACGGAAGCGATCATACTCGGCCTCACCGTTGGCCTGCATCCAATTCCGTTTCTTATACTTCACAGCCCCCTTGGTGAGATGGACAGCCCATCGCTTGAACATAGGGCCGTCAAGCACGAGCGTGTAATCCGTCTTGCCCTCGGTGGTGTCGCGCACCATCCCGCTTTCAAACTGCTCTCGCTTCCCCGAATCCTTCACTTGGAAATCACCCACGATTGCTCCCCCTCTCATGTGTTTGTCATACAACAGTTCGTTCCAATACTTATCGTAGAAGGTGTTGTAGTCTTCATTGCTAGGCATCACTTCAACTCCTTGGGTGAAGAGAGGATCGTCCCTTTCTTCTTCTTCCTGTAGACGCGCAGCTTGCCTGTCTTGGTGCAGTAGATTTCGATGTGCTGACGCGGCGACTTCACCGCCAGGAACACCCACCCCTTCTTCTCGTCGGAGCACATGCGTTCCACGTCCATGGCTCCCCATTCAAAACCGTATTGTGTGAATTGGTAACGCATCAGCTGATCTCCTCGTACACCCGAAACGGGTAAATGTTTATCCGGTACAAAAACTCCCGGCATGGCATTTCGGCTATCTCGCGCTCTTCCATGCGGCTGTAGTCAAGCGGGTATTGTATCGGAAGCCTAATCACCCTGCCCGTGTACCTTTGGTGACGGCCTGCGTCTTCGAGAATGAGCAACGCTCCGTTCTTATGGATGAGTAGGGCCTTCATCCCAAATCCTTTTCATCGAACACTTCTTCGAGCACCGGCTTGCGAACAATATGCGGGGTGTCACGTGCAAAGACAAGCATGCGTCCCTCGCCGGCTCCGCGCTCCACGGCCTCAACGACGATAGGCGTTGAGGCTTGGGGCACTTTAGGCTCAACGGCCTCAATGACAGCGGGGTCGATCACCGCGGGAGGAGTAAGCTCTCCCGTGAGCGCGTTGAAAAGCTCTTCGAGGATCGGGTCTTCCGAAGGCACGATCTCCTTCAGCTTACGTGCTCCTCGAATCTGCGATCTCGCTGCGTCCAGTGCGGCTAACAGTTCAGACCACAACATCGCTCTCTCCTTTTGAAAGTTCTGCAAGATAGTAGATGCAAGCATCCCAATCTGCGAATCGTTGGTCAGCGAGTTCTTGGAAGACATTCGTTGGCTCTCCTATCAACCACGCTTGCTTGTGCTGAAACTCCCCCAGGGCGAAGCCCCACTCGGCATTCTTCCCCCCGGTGCTCCTCCGGTTGTCGAGGATGATTAAGTCAGCGCGGGCCACTTCGCAAAGGTCTTTCATGGCAAGCTTGCGCTTGAACATGTCTTCCGGCATCCCCGCGGGGCGCTTCACTTCTTGGAGCCACGTGCCCGTGATCTCATGGCCCAAGGCCCACACGCGGTTGGCTTCCGGGCGAAGACTCTTTTGATCTTCAAAACTTCCTGCGATATAGATTCTCAATTACCCCTCCTGTTATGGTTAATCCAAGCCACTCTCTGGCGGTGCGGTGCGGAATATAGTTGCAATGCGCTCAAACGCTTCAGCCATTAACTCTCTACGTTCTAGTGATTTAGGCAACCAAAATGTAATAGCGCTGCGGTCATCGTCTAGCGGAGGGTGGTGCAGCCTGGGCGAGGAATGGAGCACAAGCTGCGCGGCATGGTAAACCACCTCCGTGTTACTTTTCTTCTCAATCAACAGCACTTCGTCGGTTAGTTCTTGGCTATAGACATTGATTCTCATATCCCTCCGTTGTCTGGCTTGTAGCCCAGGACAGTTTTTAGTTCGTCCATCAGATCACGCCGCACACCGTTCAGCCTGTTCGAGATCGTGTTAGCCACTAGGAAGTAGAGCACACGTAGGACAAGCCGCTCGAACACTGTCATACGTCACCATTCTCTTCACGCTTCTTCAACTCATAAGGCATCACATGCAGATTGAAGAAAACACTCCACGCCAGGAACAACGCAGTGTCAGCTTCGTGGTCACGTATCTCACCCTCGAACATTTCCCGCGCTATCATGTGCGCCGTGGTCCACCGGGGGCTCGCCTTCCACTGCTCCACCATCTTCTTGTAGAACACATAACAGCGGTCGCCTGGGTGTACTTCCCCCAACGCAGATAGGTCATTGTTATATCTGGTTAGCACGTCTCTTCTCCACTGTTCGATGAATGGCATTTACCCCTCCGTTTGTTTCTCTCCGCTCACCGTTAGAATCTCACAACTCACGATCAACTCTTCCGGCACCCACCCAATGATGCCCTCGTCGGGCTCCGTAGCGCCGGGGCTGAAAGCATAGCTCTGAACGAACCGTACCACACCTTCAGTAACATCGTCAATAACCCCGCGCTCGATCCACTTGGCAAGAGCCTTGGTGCCGATAGGGGCGTGCTCCAGGCTCCGTCTCTCGGAGCAAGGGTCGAGCCACGTGATCCTCACTTCCTTGCCGATATGATGTTTCGTAATCTTCATCCAGCCCTCACAAGAAAGAAGTTTGCCATGGCGTAGGCGAAGTAGACGCCGGCCATGTTGTAGTTGCCGTTGGATAGCTCGCGGGCCATACCACCAAGGTACAGCCCGCCAGCCACAAGCACGAACCAGTTCATCGTTTCCCCCTAACCACGTGACACGGCTTGCCCAACTCTTCCATCAACGAGATCATGTTGCGCGTGCCGGGTGATTCTCCATCCCAAAAGGCCATGAGAGCGTCCGCATACTTAGCCATCTTCGCGTTGCGAAGCGGGCCGGCCTTCTTGCCATACTTGGTCCAGTTGGCGGGGAAGCGTCTCACAGGCACACGCTCTGTGTCTGCGAAGCGCTCTCCCGCTTTGTCCACACCACGAGCCCCGCCGCTTACGATCTCGTCAGCGCACCATCCAGCTTGGAACAACTCGCTGTGGATTTGATCTATGCGAGGGCTCAAGCCTCTTGATCCGGCTATGATGATCTTCACTTTTTCTTGTGCTCCTCGCACGCCTTCGCATGCGCCTTGATCTGCGCTGCCGTCATGCGCAACGTGCAAGAACAATGTTCACACTTCCGATCCTTCTCGTCGTTCCGCTGTGCCATTTACCCCTCCTTGATTGATTTGGTATCCCTACCCCAAGAGCCACATTCGTTACACTGGAAGCGATGATACTTCGCCGTCTTCGTGAAGGCCACACCATGGTACTGCACAGTGCCACCACACTTCGCGCAACTCTGACGACTAGCCACGTGATGCATCCGAGGATGGGCGTTGTCGAACGGTAGCAGGCGATAGTAAAGCTCTTCGAGAGCGAGCACGTCGCCTTTGCAGTAGACAGCCATTTCCTCGATTGCGCTCATGTCACCTTGCATCGCCCTAAACCACCATCCCGGCCAACCGGAGCCCTTCTCGATCTTCTTATTCTCCAGGCTCAACGTGTTGCCCAAGGTGTTCAGCCGATTCGAAGAGTAGTTTGCCACACTTCGCGCGATCATGCAAGTGTCGCGCATCTTGGTGAACGGGATAGGCGGAAGCTTGTTGATCATCAGCCGGCCTTGAATGAAGCGGCGATCAAACACGCTGCCGAAGTGGGCCACAGTGAGATCGGCTTCGTTGTAGATACGCGAGAACTCGGTGAGCAACGGGCCATCGTTGAACGTCTTCAAGTCTTTCTTCTTGATCGTGACGATAGACGCTTCCTTGTCTCCAGCCCACTTGTAGCCCACCATGAGGCAGAAGCCGAGATCGGACTTCAGTGCGTTCACCCCTGCTGATTCAATGTCCCAAAAGAGTATCTTGTTCATCATTTTCCTTTGTTCACTTTGCGTGAACGGTTCTCTTTCTTCGTTTTCTTGTCGTGACATCCATTGCAAAGAATTTGAAACCCTCCCACCTGGACAAACATCCGTTCGATGTAGGCATCGAAGCCTTGGAAGCCTTTCCTTGGATCGACCACCGGCTTGATATGGTCGATACTAACGCCTTTCCTGCTGAAGACCAAGGCGCACCCTTTGCATCGGTAAAAATTTCGAACCAGCTTGGAGACTTTCTCTCCCGGTGCTTTCGCATACTGCTCCTTAGTGCAGGCTGACGCTCGCAGCGCTGCGTTACGTGGGGGCCAGCGGTATGACGCCTTGCGCAGGCTCCACACCACCCACGTCTTCAGGTCCATCTCTTTCTTCATGCTGGCCTTTCTTCGTTGAGCCAAAACGCGCGATCCTTGTCGCGCACAAGGTTGATAACGTGCCCCTTCTTCGGGCCATGTCTGTTCTTCACGATATGCACTTCCACAGGGTCTTCCTCGTCGCTGTCGTCAGGCTGCAATAACTGAATGCACAGCGAGCCCGCATACTCAATGTCACCGCTGCCCTTGAAGCCGCCCATCGTAGCCTCACCGTAGTGGGCTCTGTTCTGCTCGCTGACGGCGAGCACCATCACACCCTCTTTGGTGAGATTCTTGAAGCGGCTAAGCCAGCCGTCGAGCCCTTCTTTCCGATACTTCACAGACGTGGGCAACGTCTGGAGCGAGTCTACCGCCACCACGATCTCACGGTCGCCGTAGCGTTCACGAGCGAACGCAATGTCCTCTTCCAGCGTCGTGATATGCTCCCGAAGGTAGAAGTGCTTCGTGAGTTTATGGTAGAGATCGACGTTGCCGCGGGCGATCTTCCGCACACGGTCGAGGAGCCAGACAAGTCCGGTTCCGTCCAGGTCGTAATAAATAACGGGATTCGTTGCTGCCGCATCAAGTCCAAGCTGAAATGCCAGAGTCGATTTTCCAAGTCCTGGCTCTCCACCGACAATCCACACCCCGATAAGTCCGTTAGTCGCTTCCGTGAGGACAGGCAACGATTTGATTCCGATCCCAACTGGAGGCACCGGAAATCCGTCTTCGACTGCTCCACTAAGGGACGTGAGCGGAGCAACGACTTGCTCTTTGCTCTCCACCAGCGCTTTGATTTGAGAGACATCTAGTTGCCCTTTCGATAGCTGCTCGCCGGCTAGGTTGATCAGCCGTACAAGCATCTGCTTCTCACGTGCCGCTTTCAGTATGTCCGCCACTTCCCCGCCTGTCTCCAAATCCTTGAACGACTTCAGGTAGCTCTTGAAGTCGTCCGGGTCCGCACCAAACAACTGCTGTGCGGTAAGGAAGATAGAGGCAGGGGGAAGAGGCGTCTTTACTTTCTTCTTCAGCAAGTGGCAAATGCTTTCGTGTGTTTGCTTCGCCATGGGGGATAACTCCCCCGGCGAAACAACATCTGGCCGGCAGACACCTTCAGCGATGCTACGCAAGAGAGCCTTCTCCAGGTCAGCTGCCAGTTTGATTTCCATTACATGTCCACCGCTACCGTGAAGCTGAAGGGCTTCATCTTCGAACGTGCTCCGATCTGGTTGCCCGTGTCATCGAAGCGGTAGATGAAGTTGGTCACTTTCCGGGGAAGGTCCACGTATTCCTTGTAGCCACCGATGTCTAGCTCCGCGTTGCACTCGCTCACTTCAACGCCTTGGTAGCCCTTCACCTTGCCAAAGCGCCGGTTCATCGCAAGGGCCACGACACACTGTCGTGGGTTGTTGCACAGGCCTTTGTTAATGTCCACACGTTTCACTTCAACTTTGAACCGTTTCATCAGTCGTCCTCCTCTTCGTCAAGCTTTCTCCAGCTGTCACTGTACTTCTTATCATAATCAAGGAAGTGGTACTTGTCAAGGGCCGTCCACAGCTGCGATGCAAACCCGCTGTTCTTGCTTCCGTCCGCGTAATGGTACAGGGCCGCTCTAAGAAAGCCGGCTTCCATGCTGTTCAACTCGATCACTATGCCGTCCGCTGTTGGCTTGCCGTAATACGGCGGTATGGCTTTGATGTTCATTCGTCTTCAACCTCCATTGGAGCACGTTTCGGGTCTTGAAGCCATGGCTTACACTTCTCTGCCCAAGGGCAATCCTTGCACATCCATGCAGGGCATAGCTCCAGCTTGTCATGCTTGTTAGTCTTCACGGCAGTGTTCAACTGCTTCACGATGCTCTTGATGTTTTCCACTTCGGCTTTGCGCTCTTTGTCGGTCATCTTCACCGTGTAGAATCGAATCTCGGGCACCTTGCGCCACCCCTGCTTGAGCCCCAGGAAGAGCACGAGCAAGCCGCCGTGGTTGTTCTCCATGCAAGCTTGGTACTTGTGCAGCTGCTTGAGATACCCCTCGAAGCCTTTCGCCAGATTCTTGGGCTCATACTCCGACCGGGACGTTTTGATTTCCCACGGGTACGGCATGCGCAAGTCGGGGGAATAGTAGATGCCAAGCTTTTCGAATTCACCCGCGTCTACACGATCTCCCTTCGGCTTCTCCCACTTACCGAGAGCCGCTTCAAGAATGCCGTGGTGGGCTCTACCGGCAGTGAAGTAGAGCGCTTGCGTGTCAGTCATTGGTTGCGGGTCTTTGCGTTGCCAGTACGATTTGCGAGGATAGAGCAAGTCCGAGACATGCCACTTGTCCAGGCTCCGAGGAGCGCGGGACAGATGGGCCTTGATCTTGTCAAGAACCATGCGCTCCATCTTCTGCGAGCGTTTAATTTCCACGTTTCCTCATTTCGGATCGCGTCCCTTCTCGCGCTTCAGCGCGTCTTCAAGTTCATGGCGAAACAGATTGATACCGAGGATACGAGTCGCCGTGTCTGTTTGCCCCGGCTTCAGTGCGTCCATGCGCAACTCCACGAACTTGCGCAACACCACAACAACATCATCGGCTACGGAGCGCCGGATGGCTACGTTGAGCGTAGCCTCCGGCAACCCCTTACGAGTCTTTGCTCCCACGGTCTAGTCGAAATCCCATTCGGATTTCTTTTTGCCTTTCTTCGCAGGCTTCTCCTCTTCCTCTTCCTCAACGGGTTTCTTTTTGGCTTTCTTTTTGGGAGCCGGCTTCTCTTCCTCTTCTTCTTCCTCTTCTTCCTCTTCCTCTTCTTCCTCGGGCTCCTCTTTGCGCTTGCTCTTGCGCTTCGAGCCCCACTCTTCCTCGTCGTCATCATCGTCGCGGCTACGCTTCCTGTCGAAGTCATTCTTGAACAGCGAGAACGACACGCTCATGTCTTTGTCCGCGGCCTTGCGCAGGAACGAAACTAGCTCTTCAAGGTAGCCCTCTTTGACAGAGCCGCGCATCATCGGGCCGTTGTCAGTCTTCCACAAGCCGAAGCTTGGGCCTTTGACATACTTACCCTTGCGAATGAAGATGCTCGTGCTGATCGAATACTCTGGACTGCCGCCTGATTTCTTGAACGCCATGCGTCCCTCCTATTTGAGTTTGATACCGTAGATAATCTTCCGAATACAATCCCACGCTTCATCCGGATGCTTGTCTTTGTATTGGTTGAACACGTAGCGTGCGTCTTTGATCGCATCGCGGTACGCATCCAATAGCGGGTCCTCCTTTTCTGCAAGCTCGGTGCTTAGCGGTTCGTCCTCTTCTATTTTCCTCATTTTGCATCCCCCCATGTTGGCACAATTTGCACATCCACTTTCAGCTTAATGTCGAAGTCTGGCACAAGCTTTCGAAACGATCTCACATTCTGCATACAGTCTACGAGGATTTCGAGATCACGCTTCCCGCTCTTCGGATGCAAGTCAATATCGAGTTCGTCATGCACTTCGTTGAACACGGGCGAACACGGCGGGCTCCATGGCTTCTCGATCAATGCACTGTGCCAATCTGTGTACGATAGCCGGTGTTCTTTGAGGAGCGCTTCTTCGTAGTCCACCAGCGCGGAGCCAGTGATCTCGCTGGCTGTGGACTGGATTCGATAGTTGACGGCGCTATTCTCAACGTGCCAGTAACCTTCACTATCTGGCCCGTGGTGGGGCAGGTGACGTACCCTTCCGCTCGGAGAGACGATCCGTTGATTCTCTCGAACGTCCCATAGTGTAGCACGTATGTAGTTTGCCAATCCGGGAAACATTCTAAGGTAGCGCTTCCTCGCTTTGATCGTTTGTTTGAAATGCTCATCCCAATCCTCCGAGAACTTGAACCCGATCTTAAACCACAGATCGTTTGCCAGATGCCAAGCCTTCATGTTGTAGTTGAGGCCAAGCACGATACACTTCGTTGCTTTGTACATGCTCGATCCGTCTTCAACATCCTGCCCCCAAAACTCCTTGGCGATGCCGATGTAGCCGGCTCCGTTCAGGAAGTAGTCGAGAAGCTTCTCGTCGGGAGCAAGCCACCCCATGATAACCATCTCAAGCTTCGAGAAGTCGCCAACGGCAATCTTCCCACCGCGCCAGCGAGAGATAATCATCTTGCGAGCCTTGGACGGCCAGTTTTGCGCGTTGCGTCCCTCGGGGTCATCCTCTTCGGTTCCACCACTTGCACGCCGGCCGGTGCGTGCTTTCAACGGTATTGCCCAAAAGTGTAACAGCCCAAGGCTGCTACTGCCCGGTATGGCCTCGATCAACTCCCCGACACTTTTCCGCGCGTTCTTCTTGCGATCCTCTTTGCCGATCCACGTGCTTAGCAGTTTGTCCGCTGCGTTGAACGCAATGAAGTCATCGATGAACTGTGAAGGCTCGTGCTCCGCAATGAGCCGCTTCAGCGTCGGCTTGTCTATCGCCGGCAGCTTGTCTTTGCGCGTCTTGACAAGCACCGGGTAATGCATTCGGTCGTAGATCATCTCTCGGACATGTTCATCCATGGTGGCCGAGAACTGCGTCATGCCAGCCCGGAGCGCCATCTTCATGAGCTTGTCGTGAAGCTGTGCGGCCTCTTGCGTCCATTGCGTGCCCAGGTCCACGTAGGTCTTCCTGTTCACGGCAGCGCCGGCCAACCCCATCCTGTGCAGCGACATTGCCACTTGATGGGTGAACGTGATTAGTTCGCTGTTCATTTGCCTTTCAACGACTGATGGATTCCCAGGATAAGAGTCGCCAACAGCCCGCACGCCCACAGCCCACAAGGAATGAGCATCGGTGACAGCACCCACGCCCAGGTCCAATCGATCTGTCCGGTGAGCTTCATCCAGATGAACAGGATCGTGAGAAACGGTAGAAATAAATTAAGCATCTAAATCCTCCGGTTGAAAGGCAGAGCATAGGAAATCCCATTGCTCCACGTTAATAATCGCTGCATCGCGCAGAGCGCAGAAGTAGCCGAGAGCCCATTCGTCCATCCAACAAGGTGCGTAGAGGAAGTGAGCGCGAGCCCGGTACACGTTCATCACCACGCCCGCAATCATCTCGCACGCTGTCACTTCTTCAAGCGTCATCTGTGAGCCTTTCTACAAAGAACTTTGCAAGCATTCGTGTTGCCCAGGCATCGAGCCGGCAGCGTGCTTTACGCTGCTCGGGAGTCCAATCCGCTGCGTTGCCTGTTTCCTTAATCAGCTTCTCGGTTTCAGCTTTCCAGGCATCTGTGTTAAAGTATGAGAGCATGAGGGTTTCGAGCCCGTAAGCTCCCTTGCCACCGTTCTCGTTGTACATTCGAGCGAGGAGAAGAGAATCGAGAATGCCATCCCCGCGAAGCCATGAGTCACGGGCCATACCAAGCTTGACAAGGTAGTCGAGATCGCCAGGAATAGAATGTCCAACGAGCACCTTCGCTTTCTTCAGTGGGCCTGTAATGTCGGCCTTGTGGAACGCTTCGTCCGTCTCGATTGCCGCGGCCCGTTCATCATCAGCTAACCCAACGGTGAGGAGCTTACCTTCTGCGTCGTATTCAGTGTCCCACCCAAGCACCTTGGCATCCGGCATTGCGTCCATCGGAGGCAGAAGAGTAGGCTCCTTGAATCGGCGGAAGTCATCTTTGATCTTCTCCTCATAGTGGTAATTACCCTCCAGCACTAGGCTCGGATGGTAGGTTGTATAGCACCGGGCCAGCAGACTTGCCTCGATTCTTGGTGATGTTTTTTTCGCCATTGTTCCTCAAGCTCTGGAGCGCTGTGCTCCCCACCGCGAGCACGTTCACCGGGTTGAGCACTTGGAGCGCGTGGAGCACGTAGGGCCGGCAGGCCCTAACTTGTTTCATCGAAGGCTCCGTGTCGTCGCTGCATCTCACCGCGGGCACCACGGCCACATCCTTGTCTTCCCATCCTGCTTTGCGCCATGCGCGTCGGATGATGTTTCGCTCCGCTGCGTTCTCACTGCCTGTTGTAACCACTACCATCTCGTTTGTCCAGCCCTCGGGTACACGTGGCATGCGCCACTTTTCTCCATGCACCTTGTAGAGCCCGCATTCAATGCACGCCTCACGTGCCACACCGCACGTTCCAAACTTCTCGGCAAGCATGCTCTGCCTGATGATGCTCAGCTTCTTTGGCTTAGGAAGCTTTTTCTTTCCTTTGGCTCCATCTCGGCCAAGTCCTTTTTTGGCGGTATTCGAAGTAGGCATGCAATTCCCTCCTGTCCTAGCCAGCTGATTACGGCCACACCCAGGTTCGCCATGTCCGCATCAGGCACCACTTGCACTGGCTGAAATGCGTTCACCATGACTGCGATGTGACTGAGCACGTCACGGCTTGGTTGATTTCCCATGACTGCGATCCCCACGTAGTTGAGCGCCGCGGCAGCGAGCGCACACATAGGGCCTTCGAGGATCACCGTACCGCGGCTTGCAGAGATCGGCCACACGATCACGATGCTGTCGTCCCGAGACGCGGGGGGCGAAGCGTAGCGGAGCTTCGCTCTCCCCGTTACGTCTCGGGCCTGGAAGTAGGGCACGCCGGCTTGGTTGGAACAAGGTATCACGATCCTGGGAGCCTGGGAATAAACGGCTGGATACCAACCATTCGCCCTAGCCAAAAGAGGGTCAAGCTTTCGGCTGTTCAAGTATGAATCAAAGGCATCCCATCCCCGCGGATCGGCTTCCGGGTATCCGGGCCGTGGGCCTACATATCGAGCTTTCTTTTCCTTGACTTCGTGTGCGTAAATCACAAGTCTCTCCAATTCACAATCCCTAGCGCCACACCCGCAGCGCTACACCAGATTAGCACATCGTCTGGTCCCGCGGCCTGGAGCATCCATACGCTCCAGACCGCGATGATCACGTAACTAACGATCTTCGTCGTCTTTGCCGTTGGGCGATCCATCGTGCCCGCCGTTGCCTTTGCCGTTGTTGCCTTTGCCACCCTTGCCACCATCACCACCATTGCCACCATTACCGCCGTTACCGCCAGTGCCGCCTTGCCCGCCATTACCGCCGAAGGCAGCTTGGTTTTGCACTTGGCCTTGCAGCTGGCTCTGGCCTTGCTTCTGGCCTTGGCTCTGCCCCTGCGTCTGATTAGACGAGGCAGTGGATGCTGACGAAGACGTGGCCGCTGACGAGGAAGCTGCCGTGGCGCTGTTAGCAGCGTTGGCAATGTTATTACCGGCGTTCGACACGGCGTTGTTCACCGTAGTGCGAGCCGCTTCGGTGACGGCAGCTGCGCCGACACGTCCGCCCGCCTCGATCAACGAAGGCACGACAACGCAATGGAACGCAGAGCCGCGGGCTTGGGCCGCGTCAATGAGCTTGCCCTCTGCGTCGTAAGTCTGGAGCACAGACAAGGTGCCGCAATCCATGAAACGCACGTCAGAGCGGTGGAGCACAGTGTCGATTTTCTTGTTGCTCGTAGGCAACACAAAACTCTCGGGCTTGGTGCTGTATGAACTGCAAGCGCTCAGCACTGACAGCGCTAATGCCGATTGAATGATTCTTTTCACGTTTCCCTCCCAGGAAATAAGGTTGTGGGGGTTAGCATTATCCAATCCTTACCCGCCCCCGGTTGACAGGGTGTGCTTTCGACATGCACGCTAGAACTGGTCGCGTGCGTTGGCCCCGTACTCGTTTACGCCAACATCCAGGTGATCGCAGTGCGCCCGGTGATCGTGCAACGGCGGCGATTCGCGTTCAACACTTTGCCGGCACGACGAAGCTCGGGCAAGCGCTTGTGGACGTTGTCCGCGGTTAGAATGTTCTCGTTCACCTTGTTCGCCAATTCACGCGCAGTGCGGAATGGGAACTCACGGACCAACGCGAGCACTTGGCTTGCCGCGTCTACGTCGCTGTTCTGATTGCTCAGCACTTCCTGATAACTCAACTGTGTCATAAAACCCTCCTAGTATGGTCGGTTGCGCACAATCAATCTTCCGTTTTGCTTTTCAACATAGAGCGTCCGGGCTAGGAAGAATCTCCCGAGGCTCCATCTATTTCCTGTTGCCTTGTTGCCTAATATAGACACGAGATCATAGATTGTCAAGGCCTTCATCCCCCTTTTCTTTTTCGTCAATGTTCTCGCGGTCTTCGGCCCACTGAGCCATCGCGTCCACCACGTTCCAATACTGATACCCCCAGGCGAGGAGCATGGCTGCTACGAACTCGACGGCCTCGGGACACGTCATCGTATTGTCCGGGCTCTCCACCGTGATCGTAGGGTGCCCCTCTTCGTTCTTCTTGCTCGGCTTCAGAGTCAAGATCATAACACCACCCTCCCATCTTCTTGGTAATCAGCCAATAATTTCCGCAACTTGGGCAGCGCCTTCGTGCGGAGCCATTCACGCCACCACCGGGCCGGATGCTTGCGGAGCCCGCGCGTTGCAATCGTCATTGGCTGGTTTTTAACAAGCGTGTTAAAAATCACCTTGCGCTCGACACGTGTGAAGTTTTCCGCGATGGCTTCTTTAAGGTCCAGGAAAAGCTCCGGGTGGCTTGGGATAGCCAGCATGTGGTCGCTGCTATCGTCTTGTGGATCAAAAAGCACCACTTCTTCACGCTCCCCCTGGGCATTCACGAACCGCGCCCGATTGTATCCCCTCATAGGTATCGGGACAACCGACCTGCTTTTGACGGACGCGCCGCCGTGGTTACTTGGTTTCTGTTTTGATTTCACTAGCTTCCCTCTCTTCCTGTAGTTTTTTCATCACTCGATAGATTGTCATCCGTCCCATTCGGCCTTGGTACTGCGCAGCGCGTAGCGCCGTGATCGTGCGATCCAGGCCGAAGCCCCGCTCGATGCATGTCTGAATGAATGCCACACCCGCTCTCTCCACTGGACAGGGCTCGAACTTGGCATCGACAAAGCGGTAGCCGTAGGGAGCGTGGTGGCTGTAGCGGGAGCCCTTTGACTTTTTGTAGGCAAGGGCATCCTTTGTTTTCTTCTTGACTACGTGCCGGAAGAACTCATCGAACATGCCGCGCATGCCCGTGGTGAGCCGTTTAGTGGGGTCTTCCATGTCGATGGCCCCTTGCCCTACCTCGTGGACCTGCGTGCCGCTACGGGCCAGTTCCGTGAGATTATCGAGGAGTCCTACGGCATCGCGCGAGAGCCGATCTAGGTTGTAGATCACCACGGCCTGGGCACCATGGCGCTTCACCGCGGCCTTGATGTCATACCACCGTTCACGCTTCGCTCCGCTGACTCCATCGTGACTGACGATCTCGCAGAGATCGAGCCCGAAGCCGGCGCAGTATTGCTCAATCTGCCGGCCCTGCTCCTGGAGCGAAACAGTCTTTTCTTCCGAGGCCTTAGACCGCCTCACGTAACCGATAGCTTTCACAGCTTCACCCGATAGGCTGTAACCAGTTCCACATGGAGCACTTCATGGGACCGGCTTACCTCGACCTCGACCACGCCGTTGGGCAGAATGCGCCGCACGTAGCAGAGCCCAACACCCGACACTTCGATTATCTCACCCCTTCTTGGTAAACTCATGACTTGTTCTCCTTTCGTTCACCCGGTTACAGTGTTTGCAAAACGCTCTAAGCTCTTGCAGGCATACCAGTATGTGTCAGGCTTCACCCCTGCCGGCAACCTGCCCCCCATGCCATACCTTGCGAACATGCGGAGCGTTCGGACGTGCTTGGTGTGCTGCCCTGCCTTGCCCCTGCCCTTGTCTGACTCCACCGCGGCCTCGTAAACCTTAGCATAATTCAAGGCCTGATCAAGCTGCCCGTCAGCTTGTGGAAGCTCGGACTCGTTGACGTGCTCCAGTGGGATGTCTGGCAAACGCTTGGGGGTTTTCTGTCCTTGCCACGAGGACTCCCAACATATTCTCGCCAATTCATTCAGCATGTAATACCGGATTGACTTGATCGGAAAATAACGAGCATTCCGGTAGACCAGATAACCCTCACAACCGGCTTGGTATAGGTCTTGCTGAGCCACGCGGAAGTCGCCTAGCGAGAACTGATTCTGCCGCGCCATCTTCCATGCCATTCTGTGAAGTAGGAGCTTCACCGTTTCAGGAAATTCGTCGTTCACTTTTTCCTCCCTGACTGATAAAAGTTTCTGCTTTGCACCGCGTACCGGATCGCCCAGGCGACGAGCGCCGGCACTTCGTATTCCCCGCTCTCCCACCGCTGCACTTGCCGCACACTGTAGCCCAAGGCCTTGGCGAGCGAGGCCTGGGTGTGATGCCGCTTCAGCCTTTCCGCAATGAATTCAGAGGCTTGCATGGTATCTCGCAATCTGTGCTTCAGCTTGTTTCCACAGCAACTCATTGCCGCCTTGCAGCGCCGGCAGCAGAGCTGCCTTCTCCGCCATGTACACGCGGGCAAACTTAGGATCGTGCAGCGTTATGTCTTCCGTGTTGTCGAGGAGATCCGCCAGCTTGATGGTTTTCACTTCAGCCGGCGCAGCTGCCAGCCGTATGCGTGACTGTGCTTTGCGCTCAGCGCGATTGCCTTGCTCCATGTCGGAGAGCGCAATCACGTAGCTCGCCACCACCACGCCGAAGAGCTGCTTGATATCCGATGCTGTCGCCTTGGTGTCTTCGAGGGTGTCATGCAGCAGAGCTGCCATGATCATCTGCGAATCACCGCGTACCGCTTCGACACGCGAGGCCACCGAGATCGGATGGTTGATGTAGGGCAAGCCCGTGTATTTGCGCACCTGGCCCTTGTGGGCTTCCGCTGCAAATACAGCAGCTTGCAGTATTGTGTTGAAGTATTCCATCACTCTGTCCCTCGCTCTTTCGTCAAGCGCTTCTGTGCGCTACGCTCAGCTTTCCAGAAGATTCGCTTCCACTCGCGTAGGTGTTTCCACCATTGCGGGGGTCGCACGCTTTGCCCTTGCTTTACGTTTGCCATGCTAGTTTTCCTCGGCGTCGTGAAAGTCCTCGCTCCACTTGAAGCTTGCCTCAACATCCCGCACAGCGCGGAGCACGTCGCGCATGATCCCCGTCAGCGAATAGCTCTCACTGCTCGAATGCTTCGAGGAGCGGTAGGCATCACACATGCAGGCAATCAGCACTGCGTCTTTGTCCATGGTTCCCCCTAGTACATGTCGTCAACGTGATAGCCGGCAAGCTCCAACACTGAGGCGATATACTCCACCGTGTCAGAACCCCAACTAACACCGGACAACGCGGCCTGTATTGTTTCGAGCGCTTCTCGGTCGCGCTCTGCGGAGCGCGTCACTTCGTTTGTTTTTTCCATGATCGTATTTTAACCACCCTTTCCTAATTGTCAAGCCCCCGCTTGCGCTCGATAGCCTTCTCGATGTCATGTGCGATCACGTCGATGCAATCGCAATTCCACTGCGTGCCGCAATCATGCGCCAGCACGATTTCGACCGCGGCTCTCATGCCTCGAATCTGCGCCCGCCGCACTGCTCTTTGTTTCTCTGATTTCTCTTCCACAAGTACCTCCGTGTATATATATTATATAATATATTAAGTAACTACGTGCAAAGCTTCTTAGTGAAGCTCCTCATGAGGAGCCCAAGCTCCTCATGAGAGAGTAGCTCCCCCTGACTGAGCTATATTTTGCACGTAGCAGCTAAAGCTGCTGACTCGTAGACCTCTGAGGAGCACGTGGAGCTTGACGTGATATTCCAAGCCCAGAGAACACGTGCCTTCTCGTGGCCCTTGAAGCTGTGAACAGTGCCATCTACGATGGCGAAGAAGTGACCACGTATAAATATAACATACCGTCCCTTGGCGTTGAGCTTGGCAAAACGTGCAACGGTGATCCTCGATGGGCGATGATACGTGAGCTTCGCAGTGGGGCGATGCTGAGCAATCAGGTTTGTGACTGCAATCACAGCTGTTCTGTGCTTAGGCTTACGCCCATGCTCCCGGAGTAGGGCATGAGCATTGGCGTAGGGAATATCCATGGCGATAGCGATGGCCCTCACCGCGCAGTCGAGGCGTTCACCGATCTGCCAAGGGTCAGGGTTTGAATACTGCGTTGAAGTCCAAGTTAAGTTAGCCATATCATTCACTTTCCGTTTTTAAGGGCTCTGGCTGGCCCATTAACGCATTTTGGTGCCCGGTTGAGGGGAAGGCCTCAATTCGAGGCCAACCCCCCCTAAAATCGAAAGCCAGGCCTATTCCTGGCCGGATTTAGGGTCAGTGTCAGACCACATTTTGAGCATCTGACCGTTAGGGCTGAACTGTCGATCCGCGAAATTGTTCTCCCAATGCGACCAAAAAGCCTCATCATTCAGCATAGTTAAGAGCCTTGCTCCCCGCTGGCAGTGGGTGGCATAGCCTAGCCTTTGGACTAGGTCAGGGGTACGTGACCACTTCCCAAGGTTCCCAATGGCATGGGATAAATACTCGGCTTCTTTCCCGCTGATGGTGAAAGTGATCTCGCAAGTCTTCTTGAAGTTACGTATCCGGTTGATTTTCACAGCAATTCCTTTCAGTTAGGGATGGGTGCAGGGTTTCCCCTACACCCACCGCGGTTAGTGTTTAGCGATTGAACAGCTTGCGGATCGCGGAGCCCAGGCGGATCGTGATCCCGAATTTAGACTCGGGAACTAGGTTCGCATCCCGGACGGCCCGCGTTACTGCGTTGTGCAATCCCCATGCCGTGTCATCAGCACAGTCTGGCTTTTCGATGCTCTTCTCGAAATAGTTTTCATACGCTGTTTTGAGAAGGGCCTGTGGTAGGTTTCCGCTGACCACGTTGTCAACGAGAAAAGCCTTTGCTTCGAGCGGAGTTACATCGCGGGCTCTCATGAAGTTGATTTCATCTTCGAGCTTCGCTGATTTCGCTAGGTAGCGCTCGACTGCCAAGTCCAATTCCCAATTCAGATTGAGCCCGGAAGTGTGCTTACGTTTCAGCGTGATCATGTCACCACTAAAGCAGAGATTCGAGCAAACGAAGACGTTGAGCCCTGCCACCATCTGGATTGCAAACTGCTTTTTATTGCTGTGACGGAAGCCAATGCTGAATGACGAGTCAAGGCCTACATCTGGAGCATGGTCCGCGGACACGTTGAACACCCCGAATAGGTTGAGCCCTTCGGAAGCAACGCTGAATGATTCCTTAGTGATTTCGAGGCCTTTGCCTTCAAGCTTCGATTTCAGCACTGTCACCATCTCGAAGTGACTCACAGGCTTCCAGCTGTAGGTCGGTGCCGGCGTTGGTACGTGCCGCAAGTCTTCGATTGAAACTACGATTCCGCCTTTGCTATTGCCAATAAATGAACTCATAAAAACTCCTTTTTGGTTAGTGGTTGATGTTCTGACTTGACTTGTTATTAAGCAGTTTCTGTGCCAACGTCGTCGATGGCATCTTCGGCCATTTCTTGGAGCATTTCGGCTCTTTGGTCTTCCAGGTCCGTGTCAATTGTGACAATGTCATTGACAGAATTGTCAAAATCGCTTTTGGTTGTGTTACAGTACATGCATCGAATCAATCCAGTGCAAGGCATCTTGCCTGTCCAGCTGAAATGATGCTCTGTACATTCCTTTTCTCGCTCGCTTGCCACTAAGCAATTGACTCGTTTAGCCATGGCTCTTGACTCCTCTTAGCTGCTGAAGCTGTTGACGAATGCTTCCGTCACGTTTCGTGACTTGATCATGCCGATAGTATAGCGCTCGTATCCCGGCATTGCAAGTGCAGCATAGAACTTTTTACCGAAGCAATGACGAGCGTTAAGCTTAGCCAAGAACTTGGTCGGAGCGCTGACTATAATTTCAGCGTATGGCTTGCGCTCATTGACTCGATAGAACTTAACTGAATAATCCTTGACAGCTGGAATTGACTTGCTCATTTTCTTGACTCCTCTTAGAGATTCGAAAACAATCTGAACCGATCACGAATAGTGTACACGTTAGTTTCTGACTTGTCAACGCTCCATCTTGCAATGACTTTGCCATCATTCAGGATTTTGTAATCGTTGGCAAGGTGCGCAATATAAGCGCTGTCTATCTTGTCTTGGGACATTGCTTCGCGGAGCGCTCCGCGGTATTGTTCAATCGATATGGTATAGGCTTCCATGTTCTAGCGCTCCTCTTCACTTCTGGATTGTTGCAACCTTGCGCGCTGTAGCGTGTACAACGTAAGCGATTCGATCCCACTGCTTAGCTGACTTTTCATCTTGCCAATTCATAGCTAGATGTTCTGACTTCTCAAAGCAGATATTCCCTATCAATTCTAACACTGCGTCAAGGCCTTGGTTGTCGATTAGAATCTCAAGTTTGTCTTTGTTCATGTTCTAGCGCTCCTCTAATGTTTTTTGTAGACGATATTAGGGACTGACTTGCTCCAACATTTTCTACAGTCCCGGCATTCGTTATCTTGCTTCACGGCATTGCAATTCACTTGCTCCATGTTGGCGGAAACACCAGATGTTGGCAAGTCTAACAGCGCTATTGTAGAATCAATCTTAGTGGCGCTTACGCGGACCGTAAGATTAGACGGAAACTCGCCAAACTCTGCAAGGTAAGCTTTTACCATTGCAGTTTCCCGTGTCGGCAACCAAAATGTTATATCTGGCAAGCCAATTGCGACTAGGACGATATTTCGTAAATGCCAAACACCTTGCAAGTCCCCGCTGTCATGCCAACGAAAGAACTTGCTCTTTTCTTTCCAGCTAATCACCTTGATCATATCATCAATCCATGTTGGCGATGTTAGCGTGTTCAATCTTCTTTCCATGGCATTGCGGACAATTGGCCAAGTGTATGCTCGCGTGTTAGCGTAGCAACCATGGCACGTTGTTCCTTTAATCTTTGCCAGTATTGAACCGAGTTTGCATGAACTAGCAGGGATGCTGTAGCTGTAGCATGGCATTTTGCTCGGTTCAGATAATCCGCCAACGCGGTTTAGCGCTGCAAGATTGTCAATTGTACTTTGTTTTTTTGCCATCTGAACTCCTCTTCAGTAAGATACCATTAAGCAGAGCAACCAACATGCCAGACAAGCCATGTTGTTTTCGTTGGTGTTATCTTAATCATGCCATGCCAGTTTGTCAAGATTGTCAATTGTGTCACTGTCACTTTGTCAAATTTGTCACATTGTCTTCCGTGTCGCATGACTTAATCGCAGGCCTGTAAAAGTTAGCGCTCTTCCCGCGGAGCGCTCTTCCCGCGGCATCGGAGCGCTAATTCAGCGCTGTAGACCGTACCATATAGACCGTTATGGTACGCTGTACAATCTCTTAAGATGCTATTGCTACGTGTAACATACTGATATGATTGAGCAATGATGGTTGCATGCAAGATGCGTGCCATGCACGTGCAAGCAAGACCCGTGCCGAGGTCCTGGCATGGATTTTGCTAGGCCGGCGCGGGGGGGTGCCCCAGGGGGGGCCGGGCTCAGAGGTCTATACTTAGAGCCTTTTCTCACGCATGTAGAACAAAAAGAACTTTTCTCTTTCCCCCCAAGCACTTACGTGCTCCTCCGTGCTCTCTTAAATGACAAAACCATACCGTTTGTCCCGATACTTATGAGGAGGGGCATCATGCCCAAGCTACGCAAACCCGGATTATCAAAGCGAAAAGGCGTGCCGCCCACCAAACGAGAACAGGCCCAAATGCTGGCCCTCAAAGACCTCGACATGTCGAACTACAGAGTCGGGGAAATCATGGGGCGCTCGCCGCACACAATCAAACGCTACTGTGAGAGCCCGATGTTCACCGATCCCAAGTTTCAAAAACTTGTGGAGGAGTACAAAAGCAAAGAGTTGATCGACTTGACAGCCATGAACATCGAAGCACGTGCTCGCATTCACGATCTCATTCCGACAATGACACCGATTGAAGCCGTGGCCGTCATGGACAAGAGCTTCCAGCAACGGAGACTTGTCGAAGGCAAGAGCACAGAGAACATCTTCAGCCTGCGCCGCATCATCGAAGATGCACACGGCGCAAACAGAGCACAGATGCCGGCTTCGCCGGCCCAGGAGGAGGAGCCGCGTGAAATCGAAATTGAAATTGAAAAAGAAACCTAAAAAGAAAAAGCCACTAAAAGAAATCTTCGGGTAATCACGACACGATGTCGCGATTCATGTCGCGATAACCTTACATTGAATGTAAGCTTTGTGCAGGCGAGGGACAATGGCACGATCAGAAGAAGCAGATATTGTCCTAGCCTGGAGCAAGGACATTGAGAAGTATGTTGCGGACACCCTTCCAGACTTCACCTTCACTAGACAACAGCTAATTGCGGCCAAAGCGTTCGTGGAGCTATGTTGGGCGAAGCTTGAAGTGAACGGGAATCCCAACGGAAAGCACAGCGACAAGATAAAGCATCTCTCCCGCAAGTTCGGGATGAGTATTATGTCAGGCGTAGGAACTGGCAAAGGCGCTCTTGCCGCTGTGCTGGTGCTCTGGTTCTTGTCTGTCTTTCCGTATCCAAAGTGCGTGGCCGTCTCGCCTTCGGCTCGACAGCTGCGTGACAACCTTTGGTCGGAGCTTGCGAAGTGGCATCAGAAGAGCAAGATCAAAGAATGGTTTGTCTGGCAGAGCGACAAGTTCTTTCTGAAGGAGTGCGATGGACAACAATGGTTCATCAGCGCCCGTACAGCAAATCCAAGGAACAGCGCCGATGAGCAAGCGGAAACACTCGCGGGTATCCATGAGGATTTCGTTCTTATTGTGGGCGATGAAGCGACAGGTGTACCCGACCCTGTATTTAGACCGCTCGAAGCCACTCTCACTAGGAAGTGTAATCTCTGCCTGCTTACGTTCAACCCTACGAAGGGCAAAGGGTTTGCTTACGACACGCAATACAAGGAGCGCGACCAATGGGTGACGTTCCGCTGGAACTCGGAGGAGAGCGAACTTGTCACACGAGAAAGTATTGATCGACTGGAGAGAAAGTACGGGCGGGACTCAAATGCATTTCGGATTCGTGTCCTGGGACTGCCTCCCCTGTCTGGAGAGAACGAAGTCATCCCTTGGGATTGGATCGAGGAAGCTGTTGATCGAGACTTGGAGCCCCTATCAGATGATAAGCTCATTTACAGCCTCGATGTTGGAGCGGGAGGCGATGACAGCATTCTCCTTAAAAGACACGGCCCACGTGTACTATCCCTCGAAGCAAAAGGATATAACGAAAGTACAAAGGTAGTCGATTGGGCTGTGCGCGAGACGCTCTCCGCTCCTCCCACGATCTTCTTCGGTGATCCGATTGGATGGGGATGGGGTGTGATGGGCGAGATCGAGCGCCGCGTGAAGCACATCGGTGTGGACGTGGTGCAAGTGAACGTCAGCGAACACTCATACAACCCCGACCGTTTCCACCGTCTGCGCGACGAACTCTGGTGGACCATGCGGGAAACCTTCGAGCGCGGCCACTTGAGCATCCCGGACGACCCCATTCTCAAAGGCGATCTCAATGCTCCGCACTACGACGACAGCACAGGCATCATCAAGGTGGAGAGCAAGGCAGACCTGAAGCGCCGCGGTGTGGAATCGCCCAACCGCGCGGACGCTCTGATGATGACCATGCGATATGGCCCAAGCGAAGTGCGCAGGCGACCAGCGCCACGCGCAAAGGAGCGAAGGTCAGCTGTCACAAGCTGGCGTGTGGCGTAACATTCTCTGAAAAAGGAACACTAAATGGCCGATGCCGTGAATTCCCCTACATACGAAGAGCGCGGCGAAGACAAAGGCCGTGAAGAGGAAGAGGATTACAAAGAGTTTAGCTCCGAGATGGACCTCGATGACGACGAGAAGGCTAAGCTCATAGACAAGCTCGACAAGATGTTCTCCTACGCGGCAGACAACCCCTCTTGGATTCGTGGCCGCAACGCCATGATCAAGTGTTTTCAGTATCGAGAGGGCGAGCAGTGGACCGAAGAGGAGAAGAAAGAGCTTGAGGAGCGGCATCAGCCCGACACGGTGAACAACCAAATCAGTGTGGTGGTGAACCGGCTAGTGGGCGATCTTGTCAATCAGAAGTTTCGTGTTGGATTCGTGGGGCGCAACCAGGAGCCTGATGAAGGCCTGGGCAACGTCCTGTCCGATCTCCTCATGCACGTGCGCCAAAGCAACGACTTGGAGTTTGAAGAGCGCGACATGGCAGAGGACGGCTTCACGGGCGGCATGGGTGTCCTCGATGTTAGCGTCACCTTTGATGACATGGATCAGCCAGAAATCAAAGTGCGCAACGAAGACCCCCTAATCGTGTTTCCAGACCCCGACTCCCGCCGCTACGATTGGAATGAAGACGCGCGGTTCGTGGCACGTGCCAAGTGGTGGAGCATAGACGAGGCCGCGGAGACATACCCCCAAGCAGAAAAAGACCTTCGTTCGGCGTCTGGTGGTGGAACACAGGGCGATGGCTCAAGTTCCGCACAGATCGCCAACGTCGATCACTTCAAAGGCGAGCGTTACATCGACAAAGACAACGAACGCATCCGGCTAATCGAAGTGCAGTATAAGAAGATCGAGCGCGAGCAGGTGATACTGCTCTCGAACGGCACGTCGAGCTTGGTGCCCGAAGGTGAGCTTCCTAAGATCATCAAAGAAGTGAAGGCCCAGGGCCTCACGTACAGAATGCTCAACCGGCTCAAGACTACGATCTGTGTGGGCGTGTACGCTGCCGGCATTCTGCTTGAGCACAAGGAGACAGACCACAAATTCTTCTCCCTGGTGCCCTACTTTGCGTATCGACGCAAAACAGGAGAGCCCTACTCTCTGATTACGTTGGCGCTGTCCATGCAGGACGCAATTAACAAGAGAGAGTCGAAGGCTCTCCACTTGTTAAACACCAACCAAGCCATCTACGAGAAGAGCGCGGTGGACGACCCTGCGAAGATGGCCGAAGAGAAGGCCAAGCCAGACGGAAACATCGAGCTACGAGACGGGGCTCTTGCAAACGGACGCTTCCAGTTCAAGGAAAACGTCGAGCTTGCCGCTTCGCAGTTCAACATGCACCAACGTGCTCAGGCCGATCTGTACGCCATCGTTGGAATGGATCAGCGCATGGGGCAGCAAACTGGCGAACTCCGCTCAGGCACCGGCCTTCAGAAGAAATACGCGGAGGCCGCGAAGCCTGTAGCCACCCTGTTCGACAACATTCGCCGCACACGCAAGATTTTTGCACGTGTGGTGCTCGACCTTGTGCAGAAATACTATACGGGCGAGAAGATTGTCATGGTGACGGACGACGAGAACGCTTCCCGGATGGTGGGAGTCAATGCCGATCAGATGACGAAGCTCAAAACCGGCATCTATGACGTTGTTGTCACCGAGTTTGAGGACGATCCTTCGACGCAGGACGAGCATTTCCGTATCCTGATGGAAACTCTCCCGCAATTGCTGCAATTTCCAGCGCCTTATTCGTTGGAGTTGCTCAAAGCTTCACGTGTCCGCAACAAAGAAGGGCTCATTAAGGTGCTTTCGGAGCCGCAAGGCCCGCCACCTGTTCAGCCTAAGCTCACGATGCAGGCAAATCTCGATGCATTGGAGCCTGTGGAGCGTGCCGGGGTGTGGGAGCTTGCTGGTAAGCCTGAAATAGCTCAGGCCATCATGCAAATCCAGCCCAACACGGCGCAGACTGCGAAGTCGAACACCGAAGTGATCAAAGAGCACATGAAACAGAACTCCGCGTCGGACCAACAGCGTGTCCAACTAGAAATGGGACAGGCTCAAGCCGACGCGGAGATCAAAGCGCAAGAACATCAGATGAAAATGGAGGCTATGACCGTAAAACACCAGCTGGAGATGCAGAAGATGCAGATGCAGTTGGCCGTCGCGCAGGCCAAGCCTCAAAAGGATGTGAAATGAGAGAAACCTTCTTACCCTTCATTCTTGTCGGCTGGTTTTTCTTCATGAGCGCGGAGCCCAAGCCTGGAATCCAGGCGAACACCGCTGTTGGACCGTTCAAGCAGAAAGCTGCATGTGAGGCCTTCCAATCTGAAATGGAAGACTACTTAAAGGCGATGGAAGCGGCTGTGAAAATCAGTCGGTGCGTTGAGAGGAGAGACACATAGTGGCAAATGTCATAGTTGATTGGGGAACAAGCGATCAGGCGATTCCAGGGGCGGCATCGTTTACCAAGTTCCGTGTTATTGTCGGATCAAACTCGGTGGTTCTTCCGCTGACGGAGCGCACTTACACGTTCGCTAATGTTTCTCCCGGAACATACCCCGTGAAGGTAGAATTGCTCTCCACGGACGAGATAACAGCCGGCCCTTCGGTTAGCGATAGTGTCACCGTGCCTGTGCCTGCGGCCACGGCCCCCGTACCCGTGAACATCACTGTCACGTTGGGGTAATATGGATTGGCTGTGGAATCTTTTTGATTTAATTACCAGTTGGTTTCGGAGGAGGAAAGCACCAGTGCCTAAAAAACTGAAAGTGACGTTGACAAGTTTTCTCGTGGCGGCTGTACTGACAATGAGTTCTGTTTCAGCTTCGGCTCAAGCGATTGGGCTCTCTTGGAAAGACAACGCCAACAACGAATCAGGATTTGAAGTCCAGCGGAAGCTTGGCAGCACGGGTACGTGGACGAGTTTAACAAAGTTGGCCGGCAACGCCGTTACTTACGTGGATTCCGGCTTGCAGTATGGGATTCTATACTGCTACCGAGTCCGTGCGTTCAACACAGCCGGTAATTCAGGATTCTCGAACGAGGCATGCGCCTCGATTGTGCAACCGCCTCAGCCAGCGCCCACTTCGCCCACGGAACTGAAAGTGACGATTCAATAATGTGGAATCTGCTTATCGGCCCGGTGGCCGAAGTGATCAACACCGTTCTCAAGCGGGTGTTGCCCGCGGAGAAGATGAGCGAAGAGGAGCGGGCCAAGCTTGAGGCTCAAGTTACGCTCGAACTCGCCAAGCAGGATTGGCAGGGTGTGCTCGGGCAGCTGGAGATCAACAAGGAAGAGGCCAAGAGCACGAACTGGTTCGTGGCCGGCTGGCGTCCAGCAGTTGGTTGGGTGTGCGCCACAGCGTTCGCCTACCACTACGTCATTCAGCCCACGGCTCTGTTCGTGATCATCGCCACTGGCGTGGCGCTGCCTCCGCTCCCCACGTTTGAGATGGAGAGCTTGCTCACAGTGCTCCTCGGTATGTTGGGCCTTGGCGGGCTCCGCACGTTCGAGAAGTATAAGGAAGTGTCGGGGAGTCGATAATGAGAATGTCGAACCTAGTGCCTCTTAACAACAGAGGCTGGCGCACCGGGCCTGCGCAGGGTTGGCGCACCGGGCCTGCACAAGCTGCGCCGCAACGCACGTTGCAGGACGTGATGCAGAGCATCTACCCGCAACAGCAGTACGCGCAGAATCCGTATCAGCAAAACCAATACCAACAGCAGCCGTACCAGCAGGCGCAGTATCAACAGCCGCAATACGCCCAACAGCAGTATCCACAGGGCGACTACGGCAAGCCGTATTACAGCTAGGAGGCAATGTGGCAAGAGAGTTTCGAGTAGGCTTCGACAAGATCAGCGATCCTCAGACGATCACGCAAGAGAACGTCAAGGCGTTCAAAGAGCAAGACTTGGACATCCACCGGCATGAAGTGGAGAAGCTGGAAGATGACCACGGCAAGCGGGAGCGCGTGTATCGCGTGAAGAACACCCGTTACTTCGGTCCCTGGTCGCACAGGGGCTAATACGTTTAAGCATATCAATTCAGTGCATTTTTATCCGTCTCAGGCGGTTCAACGCAGCGCCGGCTTAACAAGTTAAGCTTGTGCTTCCTGCGTAAATTCAAACCCGGCTGAAGGAGAGTTATGGCAGTAGAAAACGAAGGCGAAGAGAGTAGCGAGTCTACGTCCTCTTCGACCACCCCTTTATCGTACCTCTTTAGTCACGACGCGGAGCCCGAAGCGAAAGCTTCTTCGGCAAGCGAGCCTGACGACAAGGAAGACGAGAAAGAGGAAGCTTCTCAAGATTTCCGCGAAGTAGAGTCTTCTCCTGAAAAGGACGACGAGAAACCGGAGAAAGAGAAGAAATCAGCCGACCAGAAGCCGGTGGCAAAACCGGAGAGTAAACCGGCTGATGAAAAAGCGGCAGCTGATAAAGAGGCCGCTGCGCAAGCGGCTGAAGCGGAAGCCAAGAAGAAGTGGGAGAACGACGAGAATCCCTTCTTCAAGCGGTATAAGGACACCGCGCAGAATTGGCAGAAGGAGCATCAAGAGAAGCTCCAGCTTCAAAGCGCCGTCACCCAAATGCAGCAGGAAGTGGGGATGCTGCGGAAGATAGCCGATGGTACATACGACCCGGAAGTCGATGACCCGGCCAAAAGCGTCACCCCCGAAATGATCGCCACCCAAGCGCTAAGCGTGGGCAAAGCCATGGCGTCCAAGACAGCTGCCATCGAGCAGCACGGTAAGGACGTTGTGGAGACACGGTTGAATGAGTTTCATGAGAAGTTCGGTGAGAACAAGCTCATTCAGTCGTTGGTGCTCAATTCGGAATCTCCTGTTCATGAAGCTTTCAGGATTCTCGACCGTCTCAACTTTGAAACGAAGTATGGCTCCACGCCGGCTGATATTCACAAGAACATCAAGGCCGAAGTGGAGAAGGAGCTTCGAGCAACGCTGAAGACCGAGATCACTGAAGAGCTTATGGGACGTGCTGATAAAAAGCACAACACCCCACGCGGCCTCTCTTCCTCGCGTGGGAGCAATGGATTGAAGACCGGCCAAAACTCAAAGGGCAAGGGTCCCACTCCGTTGAATGATTTGTTTTCTCGCTAAGGAAGGCTAAATGAGTTATATCGAAATCCTCACTGGCAACGGACTGACCGTTGAGCAGTGGGAGAACAGCATTTTCCAAGAGTACATCGGCATGCTTCAGTGCAAGAAGTTCATGGGCACGGGCACCGATTCCATCATCCAGGTCAAGGAAGACTTGGTTAAGAAAGCCGGCGATGCAATCACTATCGGTCTACGTGGCCGTGTGGTTGGCGGTTTGGTGACGGGCAACGCGAAAGCCATCGGAAACGAAGGCACGCTGTCCTTCTACAACCAACGCATCGAGATCGACAACGTGCGCCGCGCGATCAAGTTTGAAGACATCCCCATGTCTCAAAAGCGCACGATGTTCAATATCCTCACCGAAGGCAAGAGCGCGTTGGAAGACGAGTTCTCCGTGGACTTCGATGACGATGTGATCGAGGCTCTGACCGATCACGCCTCTGGTCGCGTTCGCGGGCGCTATCTGTACGGTGCGGCTGATTCCAACTGGAACGCCACCCATGCGACGGCTCTTACGAACATCGACGGCACCAACGACATGCTCACCACGAACATGATCGGTGTGGCGAAACGTAAGGCGTTGATCCCTGTGAACGCCACTGCGAAGATTCGTCCTTCCCGTTTCAAGATGGGAAAAGACTTCGAGCAATGGTTTGTTCTGTGGGCTCATACCTACGCTCTTAGGGATATGGTCAACAACGACGCCGCGTGGCGTAACCGTGAGTTGAACCTTACCCCCTCGGGCACTGGCTCCGTGCTCTTCTCTGGCTCTGCCTTCAAGGGTGCCTGGGAAGGCGTTATGGTTTACGAGAACGAGCGCTTGCCGCTGATATCGTCCACCGTTCAATGCACCGAGAACTTGCTCTTGGGTGCGCAGGCCGCTGCGGTGTGTTGGGGCCAACGCTCTAAGTTCAACGAAGAGGAAGCTGATTTCGGGCATGACGTTTCTTACGAACTGCACGAAATCCGCGGCATCGAGAAACTGGTCTTCAACCGTTCGACCGAAGAGGATCATGGCGTGGTTCACGTCTTCTCTGCTGCGGTGGCCGACTAACCGTAGCTGAAAGGAGATTTGAATTATGGCTCAGACTGCTCTCTCTCCCACTCGCGTTGAAGCAGTGGGCTCGATGACGAAGCTTGTCACTGGCGTTGCTGGTGGAAGCGGTACGTCTACCACGGTGACGATTCCGAATGTGAAGGGGATCAAAGCGGTTATTGTCAGCGGTGCGACGAGCACCACTGTCGCCTACTGCGACACGATCTCTGGCAACACCTTCACCGTCACCACGGCCAGCAACGATCTGTTCTCGTACATCGCTTTCTGCGAAGGCGGAATCTAACTACTGTAGGGGGAAGCCAGTTTGGGAAGCCTAGTGAGTTGTCCCGGCGCTTCCCCCGAATAGCTAAGGAGAAAATCAGTGGCAATCGTTAATCTTCGTCCCTACTTCGTCAAGTTGGTGAATACCCGCACCAAGCGGCCCATCGATGACGACACGGGCGTGTTCCAAGTTTACACCGCGGGCGCTGCGACTCGGGCCACCATCTACAACGCGGCTGGTACTCAGCTGACGCAAGAAGTGGTCGGTAGTTCGTTTATCTCGCGCACCATGACCGATGGCACGTTGGAGTTCTACACGGATCGCTCCGTGTCGAGCGTTGACGTTACCATCTTTACGGCTGGCGGGCGTTCGTACTTCCTGAAGAGCCTCTCGGCTTCTCAGCATCGCGCGGACGTTGACCCTGAACAAACCGAGTTCACGCTCGTTGCGGCTTTCAATGACCGCGCTTCGTGTACCACGGTTCGTCCGTTGGGTTTCCGGCTTCGCCGGGGCATGGTGGTTAAGGATGTTTTCATCAAAGTCACCGCTGCCTTCGCTGGCGCTGCGGCTGCTTCCAACCGTTACAGTGTGGGCCGTTCGGGTGCCGCAACCGGCTTCTTGAACAACATCACGCTTAGCTCCGTTGGTTTCAAGCAGGCTCAGCCTGACCTTTCCTTGACGGGTGTGGTTATCCCCTCTCGTTACGGTGCGGGTCTGGCAGAGTTCCACGCTTCCAGCACCGGCAACGTGGACTTCTATGTCCGCAAATCCTACATCGCGGCCACTGCGACTGCGAGTAACAACCTTGTCGTGAAACGGCAAACCGCTGCTACGCTCACCCATTCGTTTACGAATACGGGCGTCAGTGGAGCCGGCAAAGGGTACATCTACTTCTCGTACACCTTGCTCCCGACTGAATTGGCAAGCTAAGGATCGTCATTGGAGGGAATGATGAACACTGAAGCACACATCGCGTATCGGCGGGGGAAGATCGAAGCTTCCCTCGCTGCTACGCGGGACGTAACAGGTAAAATCGAGAGCGGGGAGTATGCGTTAGAGCATGCTCCCTGCTTTTGCGGTTCAGAGGAAGAAGAAGTTTTGACGGAGCACGAGCGCTATGGCATCCCGGCTCGCATCGTGCTCTGCAAAGAATGCGCGTTGATCCGCATCAACCCACGCATGACCAAGGAAGCTTACACGGCTTTCTACAACGACCACTACCGTTTGCTGAACGGCCCCAAGCTCCTCTCCACCAACATCACGAACGATCTGGAAGCGGAGATGGGGATGTACAACACCCAGGTGTCAAAGGGTGAGAACATTCTCAAGCAGATGCTTGAGCAAGCCATCCCTGCCCCGAAGACAGTCTTGGACATAGGCTGTCATCTAGGGGGCACTCTGAAGCCCTTCGCGGAACGCTTTGGGGCAGAGATTTGGGGTGTGGAGATCGACAAGACGAGCGCTGAAGCTGCCATGGATAATGGCTTGGCCGTGGTGGGCTCCGTAGATAATCTCATAGAGATGGGGAAGAAGTTCGACTTCATCATCATGCAAGACGTGATCGAGCACTACACCGATCTCAACGAGCTTCGCAAGGTGCGGGAGTTGATGCACAAGGATTCATTCCTTTACATCTACACCCCCGGCTTATTTCGACGGAACATCCACGGCAACCTACAGATCGCGCACACGTATTACTTTTGTGCCAACAATCTGCATTGGGCTCTTGCGGAACTAGGTTTCTTTGTCACGTTCATCGATGAAGAATGCTACGTCTTCTGTCAGCGTGTTGAAGGCCGCACGATCAACAACCACAAGCCAACTGAATGGGTGGAATATGTCCGAGACGAATTTGAGGGAAAGGACTTGCGCAAAATGCCCCCCTTCTCGGGGGTCTGCAAGTTCACCAAGGAATTGCTGTACGAGAACATGCGGGCCATCTTTCAGGCGGGTATCCCCGATCTCTCGAAAATTACTGGCACTAGAAGCGGGGCAGTGTGTCTCGTCGCCGGAGGCCCTAGCATCGACAACGAAGTGGCGAAAGTGCGGGAATTGCAGAGGAACGGTGCTGCTGTCATCACCATCCTGCGCATGTACCCTTGGTGTGTCTCCAACGGCATAGTGCCCGACTACGTGGTGTCGCTGGACTGCACCGAAGACCAGTCGAAGGGCTTCTCTAAGAAGGTGCCTGGAGTCACGTATCTGATCGCGTCAGTTGCCAACCCAAGCTTCCTCGACCACGTGAATGGCGAGAAGGTGTACGTGTTCGACAGCCGCGATGATCGCAAGATTCAGGACATGCGCCGTAAAGCCGGCTACACGCAATGCTCCGTTGTGAACGGGGGCGGCTCCGTTGCCATTTGCAGTATCTCGCTGGCCTTCAATCTAGGCTTCCGAGACTTGCACGTGTTCGGCCTCGACTGCATGGTGACAGACGTTAAGAAGGATCACGCTGACGGCATAGCCGGCACGAGCGTGGAGCTTCGGCCCATGCCTATCGTGATCGACGGCAAAGAGATCATCACCACCGGAGCCTTCTTGGAGTTTGCTAATCAAGCGCTCGACCTGTTCTCCGTGGCCCACCAAGAGGGCATGCTGAACAGTGTGAAGGTGTACGGTGAAAGCCTTATCAACTATTTATGGGACGGACAGTTCTCGGAGGGGGAATGATGTTTCGTTTTCCAACTGATCACGTATTTGTGATCGCAGAGATTGGCATTAACCACAACGGCTCAGTGGAGATCGCAGAGAAGTTGATCGATGCAGCTGCCGCCGCGGGGTGTGATGCCGTTAAGTTTCAGAAGCGCACGCCCATGATGGTTGTGCCGCCAGAACAGTGGAACGTGGAGCGCGACACCCCATGGGGGCGCATGACCACAATCGCATACCGGGAGAAGATTGAGCTAGGCCACGAAGACTACGAGCACTTGGCAAACTACGCCTGGGAGCGCGGCATGTACATGTCGGCTTCCCCGTGGGACATTCATTCGGCTAACGCTCTCTACACCTACGGTATGCCTTTCATCAAGATCGCCAGCGCCGCTGTCACGAACATCGGCTTGCTGGAGCACATAGCCAAGAACGGCACGCCCGTGGTTATGAGCACCGGCATGAGCACGCTGGAAGAGATTCAGAAAGCCGTTGGCATCCTACAGGCTCCCGGTAAGATCGAACAACTGGCTCTGCTTGTCTGCACAAGCAAATACCCGGCTCCCGTTGAGGACCTTAACCTTTCACGTATCAACACGTTGAAGGCAGAGTTCCCGGACTGCATCATTGGCTATTCAGGCCATGAAGTGGGGCTGTGGACCACCCTTTGCGCCGTGGTAGTTGGCGCACGAATCGTTGAGCGCCACATCACGTTGGACCGCTCCATGAAGGGCTCCGACCACGCGGCATCCGTTGAGCCTCACGGCATGGAACTCCTTGTGCGAGAGATTCGCCAGTGGGAGAAGGCCAAGGGCACGCCAGAGATTCGCGTGATGGAGTCCGAGTTGTCAGAGATCAAAAGGCTTCGCGGTAGCACCTTACAAGTGACAGGAGCCACACGCGCAGACGAGACGTGGATCGAAGCGAATGCTCCATGGCGTCTACGCCACTGTGGGTTAGAATGAGGACCGTATGCATAGTTCAAGCTCGGATGGGGAACAGCCGGCTCCCCGGCAAGAACGGACGGATGCTGTGCGGGAAGCCTCAGATTTGGCATGTCCTAAGTCGGATTCAGCGAGCTACATCGTTTTCGGAGATCATGCTTGCTATCCCCCACGAGAGCAATGGTGGAATCCAAATCGAAGCGGCCCAGGAACTCGGTATTCCGTTTCTCGATTACCATGGCAATCCTAACGATCTTATTCATCGTTACAAAGTGGCCGCTGACATCATGGATGCTGGCGTCGTTGTTCGCATCCCTGGTGACAATACGTTTGTTGACCCGGACGAGATCGACCGCATCGTAAACTATTATTTCGACAATCCGTGCGCCTGGGATGTTCTCACGTCGAACCTAGACCGGAACATTCACAACAACGGCTACCCCGCGGGGCTCGGAGCCGAAGTGTACGACGCGCGGTACTTCAGCATGCTCGACAAGCTGAAGCTTCCCGCTCGCCTCCGCGAGCACCCTCACAAGTGGGCCTTCGAGAGCAGCAAGGTGCGAACGATCTCGGCTCCTCCACACGTCTACAACCCGGCTTTCAGCTGGTCGGTGGACACCGAGGCAGACTGGACCTTCACGGAGGAGCTTTACAACGCGCTCTACCCCGACAATCCCGACTTCCGCATACGCGACATTAACAAGTATCTAGGAGAAAAGCATGGCTAACAACCTCACTGGCAACCCCGTTATCGTGGACACAGCAGCGGCTACCCCACTGCTCACAGGGATGCTCAATATCACTAAGATTCGCTGGTGGGACAGCGGAGCCGACATTGCCGAAGGCGATTCGGCCATTGTACAGGACGCTGCCGGTGCGGTTGTGTGGTCGCACAGGGCTGGCGGTATCGGCACTGTGGCTGACCTTGTGCCTCCGGTTGAGAGCAACTTCGTTCCAGGGCATGCGATCAAGGGGCTCCTTATCCCTACGCTCACCCACGGCACGCTGCATATCTACCTGGACCAAAGCCGCACGTCTGTCCCTGTAAAGACATGAGCCTAAAGACAAACGCACAGAAGCAGCTTGAACAGGACGAGAAGCGGAGCCGGTATCTCTACCACGACACGCTCAACATCCCGACGATAGGCATTGGCCGCAATCTGAAGCGTGGGCTCACGGAAGACGAGATCGACTACCTGTTTAACAACGATTACCGCGATCACTTAAAGGAATTGCTTGAGGCCTTCCCATGGGCAGAGCACCTTGATGAAGCACGGCTTGGTGCCTTGCTTAACATGACGTTCAACATGGGCATCACGCGGCTTCGGGGCTTCAAGAACATGCTCGCTTCAATGGAAGCAGGCGATTGGGAAGCAGCTGCCTCCCACGCGCTAAACAGTGTGTGGGCCTCTCAAGTGGGACGAAGATCACATCGAATCGCAGAACAGATTAGGAGCGGCCAATGGCAGTTTCAACAGTAGGAGAATCGGATGGCAATTAGCATAATCGACGTAAACTCCGCGGCTGGATATAAGAAGTACGTCAACACTGACATCGCGGAAGTGATCGCCGGCATAGACTCCGGTGCTGGCAAGATACACAGCATCGTCATCGATAACGTCCTGAACGCTACCGCGGTGCATCTGAAGCTATGGAACATAGCCTCGGGCTCCGTCACAGTGGGCACCACGGCTCCTAATTGGGTGTTCGTCGGTAACGGGTCCACCAAAACCACGATTGTGTTTGTTGAAGGCACCGTGTACGACACAGCGCTGTCCATTGCCTGCGTCACCACTGCTGGCACGGCTGGAGTCACTGGCCCAACGTCCAACGTCGGTGTTGAAATCATCTACGAGACATAAGGAGAACTTTGATGGCTGAAGACGCTGCAAGCGAACTAGCGAGAAACATTCTACGGAACATCGTCCCTCTCGACACGAACAACGCTCTTGTGCGCGGGGCTCAAGGTGTGCAGGACACGGGTATGTCCATCTTACAGAAGCTTGGGCTTGTACAACCCCCGCCTCCCCCGCTTAACGCTCCGCTCCCGAGGATCAATCCTCAGACGGGGCAGGTTGAGTTTCCACAAGGGTATCAAGGGCCTCGGTAATAGGAAGGGTAAATGGCTACTGGAACAACGGCGGACTTCGCTCTAACGCGAAATGAAATCATCGCGTCAGCCCTGCGCAAGATCAAGGGCTGGCCGGAAGACGGCAACCCGCCTGTTCACAAGTTGCGGGAAGCCATACGTGCGCTTAACAACATCCTCCGCGCGGAAGACCTGAAGCAAACCGGCTTGGCGAAGAGCGCGTGGGCTCAAGAAACCACGTATCTCCCGCTTGTGGCTGGCCGCTACGTCTTCAGTGCGGACGAGGACCTCCCTGCCATTCAGGAGCTTCTGTACGCCACCGTGCGCGACACGGACGGCTCAGACAGCGCTGCCCTAGACCTTATCTCGGCAGAGGAATACGCTTCCTTGGCGAACAAAGCGGAGACAGGCGATCCGCTCAAGCTTTACCTTAAACGGTCCCGGCTGCTTGAAGATCAGCGCCTCTACATCTGGCCTGCCCCTTCAAGTGTCACAGCCGGCGACAGTGTGGTGCAGAGCGACTACACTTACACGTGCATCGCGGACCACACATCCTCTTCGGAGAACAAGCCGGGTAGCGGAGCCAGCTGGCGTATGTTCTGGACGCAAGGCGACCAGACCCTCACAGCTAACACGTGGGTGACGGCTACGGCCTACGGCAACGGCGATCTCCTTGTGCTCAGCTACAAGAGGCCCCTCTACGACTTCGACGGGCCATACGACAATCCAGACTTCCCGCTTGGATGGGAAGACTATCTCATTTACAAGCTGGCCGTGCGCCTTGCCCCGGACTACGATCTAGGCATGGAGCAGCGTCAACAGCTGAAGCAGGACTTGGCGATGATCGAGACAGAGCTAGTTCCCGCTGCGCGTGAGAAAGTCAACACCATGCACAACAAAGCGAAGTTCTTCTAGGAGCACACGATGGCAGACCTACTTTACACGGCGGTGCTTGAGAAGTTCGCAGGAGAGCAATTCGATGAGGCATTTGATTTCGACGGCTTCATTCCTGAAAGCACTAGCGTTGTCAGCACTGTTATTACAGCTATCTCGACCACCGGCGTGGACATCACGGCGGACGTGGTTGTCTCCAGTTCCATTAGTGGAGACATTGTGACAGTGACCTTGCGAGCAGGGACAGAGGAACGAGCCTACTTCGTCAAGGTTGTGGCTACGTCCTCTTCCAACATACCCTCCGTCCAGGTGAAGCTGTTCAACATCACGGCTCCAGGGATATTCAGGTAAACGGCCCTTTGTTTGCCTGTCTCCCTCCACGGGCATTCAATGCGGCTCGCGGGGGGCGGGATCATCCTGCCCCCTGCGCTTAACTTAGGAGTTTCAATGCTTGCACGTGAACAGCCTCTCCCGATCACTGGATTCAAGGGCATGGACAAGTCCAGGACTGTTCCCGGTGACGGCTTTACTCGCTCCCTAAAGAATGTTCAAGTGCGTCATAACAAGGTGTCGGCACGTGGAGGGGTGACGTTCGATGCTACGTTCGGCGCTGCCATGTCAGAGGCTCCGCTTCAGCTGATGCCGTACATTGCTCCAAGCACCTTAGCCACAACGCTGCTCCGTATCGGTCCTACGAAGGTGGAGAAGAGCACGGGGGCAGCTTGGTCAGACATCACCGGCACTGCGCTTAACGGAGCATCCGGCGATAAGCCACAGTGGACAGACTTTAGAAACAAGCTCTACTTCGTCAATGAGGGTAAGGACAACCCACGCTCATGGACAGGCAGCGGCAACACGGCAGCGATAGCTTCTGGCACGGCTCCCAAAGCCAAGGCCATCATGAGCTACTACGGCTTCCTGTTCCTGCTTCACATCTATGACACTGCCGACGCGGAGTTTAAGATTCGCCGCGCCATGTACTCGGAAACCCCTGACGATGATTGGACGCAGTGCGCTCCGAATCTAGTCAACTTCGATGAGACACCCGGCGCTGTTCTCGCGGGCATTCCGTGGGGCGAAGCCGCGATGATCATGAAGGAAGACGCGGTAGTGGTAATGCGGTGGGTGGGTGGTCAGATACGTTTCTCACAGAAGCTCCTTCAAGGGGCTCCTGGCACGCTCGCTCCGCTCGCGGCTCAGCCCGTGGGTGAGAAAGGCGTTATCTACCTTGGAGACGACTACCAGCTGTACATCGCTAACGCGAACACCTTCTCGCTCCTACCGCCTAACGTAACGGACATTCTCCAGAACGATCTGTACAAGGCTGGCGTAGCCAACTGCCGCAGCGCGGTGATGGACGACCGGGAACTCTACTGCCTGTTCTTTCCTCTGGACTCTTCTGGCAACACAGGCCGCATCGACTTCAACTACCATAGCGGCGAGTTCACGTACAGCACGTACAGCACGTCGCAGCCGTGGAGCGCGATGCAGATGGTGCGGTGGACAAAGACATCGGAGCAGTCGTTGATCGGCACAAGCGGCACAGCCGCTTACACGCTGGACACGGTAGCGAAGGTGGACAACATCAGCGCCACGTCTAACGCAGAAGTGTCCCGGTACTACGACACGGATTGGCTACGTGCCAGCGATCACGGTGTGAAGGTGACAGGGGCCATGCTCACGTTCGAGGCTAACCCCTACGCCAAGTGTGCAATAAGCATCGGCTTCGATCACCAGGAGACGTTTCGCTTCCGCAAGGTGTACGATCTTCGTCCTAAGAAGAGAGGCGACACCTACGTGGAAGTGAGATACGACATTCCACCTATGAACGTGGAATGGGTGAATCTACGAATGGAGCTTTTGCCTAACACCACAAGTTCTCCGGTGCTCCTCTCTGGAGCGATCACCATGCTCCCCAACAGCGAACGGAAGGACATAACAAGAGCAGCTTCTACATCGGAGGGATAATGCAGTCAATGCTGAAGATCGGGAATCAGGTGATCAAGGTGACGCATCCTGATGGCACAGAGCTTACTATGGAAGGCGGGAAGCTAACAGCTTCCGCTCCATCCCACCGCTCTCTCGAAGCACAGTTCAATGAGGAGCTAGGCAAAGAGGGTGTGAAGTGGGGAGACGCAGTGGCTTGGATAACCAAGAAGGTGGGCATAGAACAATGCGCTGCCTGTAGATCGAGACAGTACATCCTAAACCACCTAAAGCAGCTTGGGGTGCGCGAAACCGTGCGCCAGATAAAGGAAACCTTCAGTGTCCGCAGCTGATTTCACAAACATCCGTGTGGAGAGCAACAGCTATGACACGACAACGATCCGGTATTCCTATGCCGGCGCTGGTGCTGTGTCTCTGTGGCGCTCGACCGATAATAGCTCGTTCTCCAGCATTCAGAATATCCCCGCGGCATACGGTAGTTATCCCACAATCGTGGACTCCACCGTAGCCTCGGCAACCCTTTATTATTACAAACTCAGTGACGACGCGGGCAGCACCTTTACGTCCACGTACACCGTCAAGTCCCAGGTGCAGTTTCAGCCGTTTGAGAAGTATCAGGAGTACATCACGCTGCCGGTCTTCTCTGGCAATGCTGATGTGGACTCTGCTACCCTAGACCTAATGAGATCGCAGCTGGAAGCCTACATCAACAGCGACAGATCGGCCTCGATACGGCGTAACTGCATTGTCTGTCCGGTCAACGGGGCGTTGGTGCTCGACTGCGCTGACGGCTGCTTTACCTTCACGGTGGAAGCGGCTGACATTTCGGACATCAACAGTATCTCCATCAACTGCGAAGTGCTCGAAGTGGTGTTTAACATACCAGACAGCGGGGGGTCAAACCCTATCGAAATCTGTGGGTGGGAACTGGCTTCAGGGTACACCGGGGATGAATGCTTTCAGGCTCCTATCTCCACGTCAGTGGTGCTGCCTGTTAGAATGACCGATCCTTCTCCGTGCCCTGTAACGAATACGTTGCTGACAAGTTCTCCCTGCAAGGGGGACTACATCTACGAATGCTATGACAAGGGTAGTTTGTTTAAGTCTTCTACTAGAAACCCCGCAGTAGGGGATTGTGGATGTTCGAGTTTCTTCGAGGGGCTCATTAGCGGGGACGCTCCATCGCCCTTCACGTGGTACATGCGCTCCGGTGTGCAAACAGGCATTCAGCAACGTGACCACATAGGCATGGCCGGCATGTCCATCGTGTACAAAAGCTTAAACTCAAGCTGCGTGGGTGCTCCCGGCTCTCCCAACATCCTGGAGTATAACATCGGCGGGTTTGGCGGGCAGGCTTTCAGCTGGTCGATTACAGGAAAGCCTATATTTGGCTTTGCGGTGAACGTGCCAGTGGGTGCGACAATGAAGTCGTTCACAGGCAGGGTTTTCTTGTTCGACTACAGCAACAGCCGGTATGTATGGGGCGACTACGCGAACGCAGACTTGACATCGGGAGTAATGCCGTCGATCATCACAACTTCAGCAATGACGTTCGTCCCTACTAAAATCGGCATGGTCGTGGACGGCAGTGGGATATATAGCCCGTTCTATGACGTGGTTTTTGAGAACGATAGCGATCTGGAATTTTGGTCGCCGGCTACGTCATCCTCGGTGATAGCCGCTCCCATAGGGTGCGGGGTGATTTGGGTTGCTAACCACAACACCGGAAACCATGCTGCTCGTATAGTAGTTGGTGACGAGTCGTACATGCTTTGGTGGGGGTAGGAGTAGCTAGTGAAACCGACTGAAAGATATGCCTGGGAGCTACTCAATGCGCCGTTGCGGTTCAATGAGGTCGGGGCTCCTGCCGCTGCACAAATCGGAGACAACACCCTTGCGCTCTACGCGAAGGACCGCGTTGGTGTAAGTGGGCTGTACTACATGGACGACGCTGGTGTGGAGCATGATCTTGGCGCAATTGGCGCTGGAGCCGAAGCCCTCACCCGCGTGAACGACACGAACGTCACGCTAACCCTGGGCGGAAGCCCCACCATCGCGCTCCTCAAAGCCACAAGCCTCACCCTTGGGTGGACAGGCACGCTGTCAGCGGCACGTGGAGGCACGGGCGTGGGCTCTTTGGGCAACGTCACGGCTGGAAGCTCTAAGATCAGTCTTGGCGGCACGCCTACGGGAGCCTCGATCCTCTCCTTCAGCATCGACGTGGTAGAGGCTAACCTTACGCATAACAGCCTCGGTGGGCTCACCACAGGCGACCCGCACACGCAGTATCTTCTGGTGGCCGGCACGAGAGCCCTTACGGGTGATTGGGATGCAGGCAGCTTCGAGATACGTGCTCAGACGTTCGAGTCAGACGTTGCCACAGGCACCGCTCCGCTTGTGATCGCCAGCACTACGAAGGTGGCGAATCTGAATGCCGATCTGCTTGACGACCAAAGCGGAGCCTACTATCTGGACAGCGCCAACTTCACGGGCACGGATTGGGACGATCTCACTGACGGCGGTGAGACGAGCCTTCATTCCCACTCGGGTAGCGGAAGCAGCGGTAGTTCCGGTGGTGGGCATCTTCATGGCATCACGCGGTTGACGGCAGATGGCTCCACGACAGTGTTCAATCTCCTCGACATAGCGGAGTATATTGAGTTGGCGTTCGATAATGGCTCGTTGATGGACCCTTTGAACTACACGTTGTCAGCTGACGGATCGCAGATCGCGTATGCTGTGGCTCCGACAGCGGCTCACTTTATCGAAGTCAACTACGTCATCGCAGGTCTATAATGAGCACACCCAAAACAATCTGGCACAGCGACACCGAATATCTGACGCTGGACGACCACACGCAATACGCGCTCCTCGCAGGACGGAGCGGAGGGCAGACGCTCAAGGGTGGTACGGGAAGCGGTGACGATCTCACGTTGCAGAGCACGAACCATGCCACGAAGGGGGACATCCTATTTGGCATCGGGGCCTACAAGGAAGCCACTGACATACTGGTGCTAGGTAGCACCACTCCAGACACGCAGGCTGCGCGGCTTAGCATTGCCGGAACGATCACAAACAACACAGGCAATCATGCAGCGGCTTCAATAACGGCTACCTTAGCGGGCAGCGCGGGTGGCGGCGCGGGGGCTATGTGGGGCATCAACCCCGCTCCGATCTTTACCCCTTCTGCTAGTATCACTGAAACCGCAGCGTTCCGTGTTGATTCCCAATGTAATCCGGCCGGTGGTGTGACAGTTACCAACCACTTCGGGGGGCGCTTCGTCACCTATGCGGGTTCCACAGCTGGAGCAATCTCAGGCATGATTGGGCTGCAACTTGTGCCTGTTTTTGGTGGAATTGATCCTACCAATACCTACGGCTTGTTAGTTGAAAACAATGGCAATGCTGGCACTACCACATCGATTGGTATCTACCTAGCATCAACTGCTGGCTCTACTAATAATTTCGACCTTGGGTTTGGCCGGGTGGACACCACAGCAGCCGGGGCTTACTATGGTAGGGTGCCGGTGCTCTACAACGGCTTGTTGAAATACATTCATATTTTCGATGCATAGGAGGGTAGATGGCTCAGCTTACCGTCACAGTGCCTGATTCAGCGGTGCCTAGAATACGCACGGCCATGGGGCACACCGATCTCGTAACACAGCTTTGGGTAGACGCAACGCAGGCAGAAGTGCTTGCTCGCATCAAGTCGTTCTTGAAAGAACAAGTGATCGGCTATGAGACAACGCAGGTAGCGATAGCAGACCGCAACACACGCTCTCAGGAGGTATGGTGATGGGTACGTTTGAAGAGTCAGTCACAAAACAACTTGGTGCGATGCTGATGCAGCTGTTACGCTTGGAGTATGAAAAGCAGCAGTTGTCGGTGAAAGTCGCAGAACTAGAGAAGGCGAAACCAGATGGCGAACACAGCGCTTAATCGCAGCGTCGTTGCACTACTGACCAACAAGTCTGGAGGCAACCTAGCCTACGGAGACGTTGTTGTCATCAGCACGGGCACGGCCTCGGCGTTCACCACCACAACCACGGGGGCCTACATCACGACAGGCGTTGGGGTCATCATCGAGCCCAACGGCATTGCCAATGATGCCACAGGCCTCGTAGCCACGGCTGGTTGGGTGCCGAAGGTGAATCTGAACACCGCGGCCACGCTCGGCCAGTTCATCAAGACACACACCGTAGCAGGGCAGGCCACGCCGCATTCGACAATCGCCTCTGGCGACTTTGGCTATGCGCTCGAAGCCTCGGCTACTCCCAAGGCTATACTGTTCGGTGGGCTAACCCCAACAGGCAGTGCTGGCATTGCAGACGGTGACAAGGGTGACATAACAGTGTCTTCAAGCGGCGCAGCGTGGGCTGTAGACTCTGGCGCGATCACTGTGGCAAAGCTTGCTACCCTCGCCAAGACGGGCGCGATAGAAGTGGTCATTGACGGGGGCGGGTCTGCGATCAGCACTGGCATCAAGGGTGACGTGGAGATACCCTTTGCGTTGACCATCACGCAAGCCACGCTCCTGGCAGACCAAAGTGGAAGCATCGTCATAGACATTTGGAAAGACACTTACGCGAACTTTCCACCGGATGTGGCGGACACGATCACCGCAGCAGCGAAGCCGACGATCTCAGCAGCGACAAAATCGCAAGACGCAACATTGACCGGCTGGACTACCTCGGTTAGCGCTGGTGACATTCTTCGGTTTAATGTAGACAGCGCCGCGACCGTCACCCGCGTCGTCCTATCGCTCAAGTACACGAAGGCTTAAAGGGGAACCATGGCAACCGTAAACATTGCATACGCAGCGTCCGCCACTATCACCGTCGCACCAGAGAACATCGCCAGCAGTTCGACATTTGTGGCTGGCGTAGAGTCAGCAGTCGTTGACAACACATCGAACAAATATGTCGATGCCATTGTAGGCGGGCTGTGGACAGTCGGCACGACTCCAACGGTAAACACCCAGGCTCTCATTTACGTGTTTAGTGTCTTGAATGACACACCCAACTACCCTGACGTTCTCGATGGCACGTCCAGCGCAGAGACGATCACCAGCGCTGGCGTAGGACGTGGCTTCCTGAAGCTCGCGGCTGTCATAGACATTGACAGCACAACCAGTGACCGGGCCTATTACGTGACGTTCTCAGTGGCACAGTTGTTCGGAGGCGTGATGCCTTTGAAGTGGGGCATCTTTGTCACCCACAACTCGGGTGTCAACTCCAACTCTACTGCCGGCAACCACGTCTGGAAGTACACGGGTATCACTTATACGGTGGCTTAATGCTTAATGCACGTCCGGGCTGGAAGTATCGCCAGCCAAGCTTAGAGACAGAACTCAATCGTGGGCACCCGCTCGCCAGAGGCTTGCTAGGCATCTGGATAATGTCAGACAGAAGGAGCATCGACACGGCAGCGAGTACCCTCACAGTGCCGCGCAACCGTGTCACGGGTGTTCCCACGACCAACTTAGGCAACCTAGCTAAGCCCCTCACCTATGATCCGGTTGGCGGTAGGGGTGT